AATATGGTAGCAGGCGGTACACATTAAGTGGTGGTGGGCAGTGTACCAATTACTAAAGATGAAAGGCTGTAAGATGAAAGCTTTATTTTATCAGACATACATTATTGCCTTGCCAATTGTTCTGACAGCGCTTTTAGGTTATATTGTTTGGCTTTTACAAGAACAGAAAAAGCAAAAAGCGATAGACACAAAAGAAAGAAATGAACGCATTGAAGAGGAAAAGAAACTACGACAAGCAAACGGAAAAGGTACAATGTTACTTTTACGAGTACAGCTTATCGAATATCATGATAAGTACATGAAGCTTGGCGAAATACCCTCATATGCGTATCAGAATTTTTGCGAGATGTATGACGCATACCACGCACTCGGTGGTAATGGCATGGTAACAAAAATGAAAAATGAAATTGAGGAAATCCATTTAGGCAAAGGAGGTAAAAGCTGATGGACTTTACACAAGTACCTACAGTAGTTGCTATTATGGTAATTACTTATTTAATCGGATATGCTTCAAAGCAGATACCACAGGTCAAAGATAATATCATTCCTATTATCGTAGGTGTAGCCGGTGGAGTGCTCGGTATTGTTGGAATGTTTGTAATTCCCGGTTATCCGGCAGACAACATTCTTGACGCGATAGCAGTTGGCATTGTGTCGGGCATGGCAAGTACCGGTGTTAATCAGATTTACAAGCAGATAAAGAAAAATGCTTGACATTAATAAACAAGCCATGAAATATGCGCTTCAAGGTCAAACAGTCACAGTCTATGAAAAAGACGAGGACGGAAATCTAAAGTTTTACGAAACAGAGGACGGAGAGAAGATATATTACACCCATGAGGAAACAGGCTTTTCAGAGCCTGTTGATTTTCGGGCGAATATATCATTTGACGGTGGAGAAGCACAGAACAAGGAATATGGCTTTGATACGGCTGATTTTGACGCTGTTTTGCTGACAGACAGAGGAGAATACCCTTTTAAAAAAGGTGACGTTATTTGGCTTGATAGCGAGCCCACAAAAGACGAAAACGGATTAGTTGATTCAACTTCCGCAGACTTTACGATAGTGGGAGTCAAGCCCTCCCTCTATTCAGTTAAATACATGCTCAAAGCAGTTGTGAAAGAAGTGTAATTATGAAGATTGACATTTCTCTGACAGAAAAATCTATACAAGATGCGATAGACAAGCTTGAAAAATACAAAGACCGTTTACAAGACAAGTGCATAGCGTTTGTTGGCGAGCTTGCTAGTAATGGCATTGCTGTGGCAAAAGTAAACACAGGCAATTTCGGACACTATATCACGTTTAGTTACGAAATTAAAGATACAACGGACGGCTGTACGGCTATTGTGCTTGCTACCGAAACAGGGCAGATACAAAGCACATGGCAAACGGCAGATGGACTTAAAACAGTTGATGTATCACCTTTGCTTATGGCTGAATACGGCTCAGGCTGGAAAGCTAAACCACACTTCAATGATGCAAGAGGCGGTCAAGGAACTTTTCCAGGACAGACACACGCATTCGATAGTGAGGGTTGGTATTGGAGAGACGAAAGTGGAGAATTACACCACTCATACGGCATTACACCTACAATGCCGATGTATCACGCATTTGTAGAAATGGAAAATGACATCATAAGAACGGCACGGAAAATTTTTTAGTTGAGGTGATAAAGTGGCGAGTCAAAATCAATGGGCTTATGACCTTGAAAATCTCGCATATGCGATTGTGAAAAACCGATGTGAGAAAAAATTGAAAACTAAATATCCCAAGCTAAAATTCACGCAAGAGGAACAGTCGGACAGTGCAACGGCAAGCTTCCCGACAGTGCTAGTTCAAGCACTCGAACCTATAGAACAGAATGAAGATTTAGAACGCGAAAGAATGAATACAGTGTTATTTACAGCACAAGTGACTGTTACAACGAATAAAAGCCGTTCAGAAGCCTTGAATGTGGCGCAGACAGTGGCTGATGAATACAAAGCCATGTCATTCAAGTTAGTGCCAGCCCCATTCGCTAGAAAAAACGGCAAAATATGGACAGCAACATTACGTGCTAGGCGGTCATTCGACTGGAATGATAGATTATAAGAGCTTTTTGGCTCTTATTTTTTTATGAAAAATTAGGAGGTAATAAAAATGGCAACAGGATTAAAAAGTAGAATTGCTTACAAGACACCAACCACATCCGCCACAAGTGGCGATTATTGGGCTGGAACTTACAAGCTCTTACTTAGAGCAAAATCAATTCCCTCACCATTCGGTTCACAGAACATGGTAGATACTTCAACTCTTGAAGATTTAGTAGAGACACAGGAAATGGGCAGACGTTCAGCCGGTTCCATGGAAGTTGAGGGAGCTTTTGAGAAAAAGTACAAAGACGAGATGGTAACTAACGAGGGTAAGAAGCTCGACTTCATTATTCTTTATGGTACAGACGGAAAAGGTTCAGAGGGTATCTGTGCTTTTATCGGTCAGGAGTCATTCGCCCCGGGTGAGGCTTCTGATGACCACTTAACAGGAACTGCGACTGTATCAGTTCAGACAGTGCCTAAGTGGATTGAGGATAACTACGATGTTGCAGTAACAGAGGATGACCAAGGCTATCCAACAGCAATCACACTCACAAAAAAAGGGTGAGCCAATCGGAAAAAGCCGTAGCGGTTGGCTATGATGATAGCACGGCTGACAGCGAACTTGAAGAAACAATATAGTAAGGTAATTGAGGCAGTTTTAATACTGCCTCTTTCCCTATATAAATTAGGGAGAAAGGGAAAGATAAAATGAAAATTAAATTAAGTGGAAAAGAATACACAGTTAAATTCGGATACGCACCGGTAGTTAAGAATAAAATTATCCCAAGGCTCGTAGGAATGGAGCAACAGGGTGAGGGGCTTGAAGTCATTGACAACATGCTTGAATTTTTACCGGAGTTTTTACTCGTAGGTTTGCAGAAATTCCACGCTGACGAATTTGGCTTTGATTTTGACAATAAAGAAGCAAAAGAGAAACAGCTCGAAAAGGTATACGATTTACTTGACGATTACCTTGACCCAGAGAATGAAGAGGGTGGAGATTTACAATCGCTCTACAATGATTTGTCGGCTGAAATGGAGAAAAACAGTTTTTTATCGAAGATGCTGGCGAAAGAGGTACAGACAGCCAAGAAGAAACCAATCAAGAAGTAAAAGAACTTACATGGGAAGTATATTGCAACGAAATCCGCCCATATTGGCTTTTAGCAACTAAAGGCTATGGATTTAGCGTTGAGGACATAGACATGTCTTGCCCGGCTGATTTAGAGCCTTATTCAAAGGCTTATATGCTTGCACAAAGAGAAGCCGACTCCAACATGTGGGCTTGGTGGGGCACATACGGATTAAGTGCAACTCTTACAGCTATCGACAGGGCATTGAACGGCAACAAGGCAAGAGCAAAATACATTGAGAAATCATTAAATGAGCAATACTCAAAAGATAACGAGCCTAAATACAAGGAGTCTAACGAGGAAATTGCCGTTTATGAGATGAAGCAACGAATTAACGCATTAAGACAGTCGGGATTACCCGAAAGTCCTGATTAATGAGGTGAGAATATGGCATATAAAGGAATTGACGTATCGTCATATCAAGGAAATATTGATTGGAGTAAGGTTAAGTGGGCTGGGGTGCAATTTGCAATCCTTAAAATAATCCGCAAAGACCTTAATCCGGATAAAACCTTTGAGCAAAACTGGAAAGGCTGTACTGATGTAGGAATGCCGATACAAGGTGTTTATAACTACTCATACGCTACAACAGCAGATAAGGCAAAGACAGATGCACAGAGAGTGATTGAAGTACTTGCCGGAAGAAAAACTTTCGTTTGGTTAGATGCTGAGGATAAATGTCAGCAAGGACTTGGACAGACACTTATTGATATTATCAACACATATCAGAGTGTTATTAAGAGTGCCGGACTTAACTTCGGTGTATATACCGGACTTAGCTTTTATAATCAGTACATTGCGCCATACGCAAATCAGATTAACTGTCCGTTTTGGATAGCACGTTATCCGTCAACTAAGGGAATGTCTATTGGTGATGAGCCTAACAGTGCAAAGAAGCCTGTTATTCAACATCCTCTGTATGGCTGGCAGTATTCGAGCGCATTTACTTGTAGCGGTCTGAATAACAGCACTGACGCTAACTTATTCTATATTGAGCTTGACAAGGGCGACGGAATAGAGAATAATCCGGCACCAACAGCAACTCTGGCAAAGAATAACGCTTGGAAAGGCAATGAGGAATATTACCTCGACAATGATAATGTAAGAAAATGGCAGCACGCTATGAATGTAGGCTTCGACCTCAAAGGAGCTGATGCACTGAAAGAAGATGGCAAGTTTGGAGCCAATTCACAGAGATTTGCTAAAAATCACAATTTGTGGAGCGGCCAGAGACATAACTGCCCGACAGCCTTTAAGTGGTTGAGAAAAACTCTGCATGACAAGTATCATTTCTACAAACTTGATACTGATTACGGCAAGTGGACGGATTACCTCACTAAATGTGTCATGGTATTTCAAAAGAATAGGGGCCTTAAGCAAGACGGATATGTTGGATTGATTACAACATACTATCTGCTCAAAGACTAAATACATGAGAGCTACTTTAGGGTAGCTCTCTTTTTTATTACATACAGGGAGGTGAGAAAATGGCAGAGAGCATTGAGCTTCAAATCAAGTCGGACGCGCAACAAGCGACTGAAGCCATAGGCAATTTACAAAGTAAGTTGCAAGGGCTTGGAATTACTCTCAATTCCCTCAATGGTGCAAGCATAAGCAATTTTGCGAGTGGAATGTCACAACTTGCAACATCACTTAGAAGTGTGAGCAGTATTGACACTCGTACTTTTAGCAAGATTGCAACCAACATGGAGAAGCTCGGCAACCTTGATACTGCAAGACTTGTCAGCTCGGCAAGTGCTTTAAAGAGCATGGCAACAGAATTGTCGGGTTTTGCGAATATCTCAAAGCAATCAGCAGAGATTACACAGCTAACGGCTTCAATCTCAAAGCTCGGTTCAAAATCAGCCGGTTATGCTGCGGATAACATCAGGAACCTTGGCAGTGCCTTGAAAGAGGTAATGACAACATTATCTAACGCACCGAGAGTCAGCAACAATATAATTCAAATGACTAACGCACTTGCTAATCTGTCACAACAAGGCTCAAAAGTTGGTTCGGCTAGCAGGTCACTTGTAACAGGCTTTTCAAACACAACAAAGTCAATTAAGAGTACAAGAAGTGGATTTAGGGGCTTGGCTTCAACTATCGGTAAGTTTTACGCAACTTATTGGTTGGTTATGCGAGCTGTTGGAAAAATAGGCAGTGCAGTTGATTTAGCGAGCCAATTAACAGAGGTTCAAAACGTAGTAGATACCACGTTTGGCGATATGGCAAGCAAGGTTGATGATTTCACGAAAACATCAATTCAAGATTTTGGAATGTCGGAGCTGACAGTTAAGCAAATATCAAGCCGTTTCCAAGCGTTAGGTACCTCTATAGGTATTTCATCAGAACAAGTGGCAAATGGTACGGCAGTGGCGAATAAAGCTCTTATGAGCCAAAATAACACGCTATACAAGACTACAGACAGTATGGCTGATATGTCACTTAATCTTACAAGGTTAGCTGGTGACATGGCTTCATTCTACGATGTAGACCAAGCTGATGTTGCAAAGAGCTTACAATCCGTTTTTTCGGGAACAATAGCACCTTTGAGGAGATACGGACTTGATTTAACGCAAGCCACACTTTCAGAGTGGGCTATGAAAAACGGACTTGACGCAAATATCAAGTCAATGACACAAGCCGAAAAGGTACTCTTAAGGTACAACTATGTCATGGCAAATACACAAGCTGCGCAAGGTGATTTCGCTAAGACCGCGAACACCTGGGCTAACAGTGTAAGAGTCCTTAAGCAAGAGTTTCAAGCATGGGGCAGTATCATAGGTAGCGTAGTAATCAATGCTCTAAAACCATTTGTTCAAGCCTTAAGCAAAGTAATGCTCAAGGTTATCAGCTTTACAAGAACTGTAGCTGACGCACTCGGAGCAATATTCGGATGGACTATCGAGATAAGCGGTCGCGGTGCCACGGCTGACGGCATGGAGGACATAGCTGACGGAGTGGGCGATATTGGTGATAACGCTGATAGTTCCAATAAGAAAGCCCAAAAACTGAAAAAGACATTGCTTAGCATAGATGAGATACACGCACTTGACGATAACAGCGATAGTGGCAGTGGTGGCGGTTCAGGCAGTGGCGGTTCAGGTAGCGGTGGAGCTGGCGGTGGCGTTGATAGCTCACTGAAAAAGACCGATGGATTGATCGAAAAATATAAATCATCAATCAAAGACCTTTACTCACTCGGAAAGTACATCGGTGACGCTCTTGCGAGTGCTATGGAGAGCATTGATTGGAAGAAGATTTATCAGAAAGCTGACAATTTCGGAAAAGGACTTGCAGATTTCCTCAACGGCTTAATCAGCCCGAGACTCTTTTATGATTTGGGCGCAACAATAGCCGGTTCACTGAACACAGCTTTGCATTTTCTCAATTCATTCGGTACAACATTCGACTGGACTAATTTTGGCTTGTCGATTGCTAACGGCATTAATGGATTTTTTGAGAATTTTGATTTTGCGTTACTAGCAAAAACTATTAACGCATGGGTACAAGGAATATACACCGCACTAATCACAGAAGCTAAAAATTTGTCGCGAAAAGACATACTTAAAGGAATTACGGATTTTTTGAGCAATTTAGACATCAAAACTGTTGAGATAATAGTTGGCACATTGCTGATAAAAAAGATAATTTCGCTAAAATTAGGTTCAGTGGCACTCGCTTTTATTGGAAAATCATTATCAAAAGCGATAGCACAAGCAATAGCTTCAAAAATTGGATTTGAGCTTGTAGAAGGAGCTGGCATTGGAACGGCAATAATGCAAGCATTTAAAACCATTTTTGCTTCACTATCAACAAATCTTGGATTACTCATAGAGGGATTATTCAGTGGTTTAAGCTTGGGTGATGCAATAACGGCTGCATTCGGAACGGGGGCAGCAGACCTATTAGCAACAATCGGTTCTGCTTTTTCGGCAATAGCCGGAACAATTTTATCTATCGTAAATTTTGTCAAAATGTTAAAAGACGGATTTAGCTGGGTGAATGAGATTTTAATGGTGATAGGTGTTGCATTGGCTACAATCGGAGCAATATTAGCTGGTGTGGCAGCATTGCCGGCGGTAATTGTTGGAGCAATAGTGGCGGCAGTATCAACAATCGTTGTTTTAGTAAAAGATAATTGGAACACAATTTGTGAACTATTTTCAACGGTTGGCGATTGGTTCAATGGAAATGTCATTGAGCCTGTAGTTTCGTTTTTTAAAGATATGTGGAAAACCATAAGTGGCTTTTTCGGTTCTCTATGGAAAGACATAGTAACTGTGTGGCAAGGAGCTTCGAAATGGTTTAGTTCCACAGTAATTGAGCCGATAGTTGGCTTTTTTAAAGGCTTTGCTACACGAGCACAACAGATTTTTCAAGGTGTTTGGATAATAATTCAAGCAATTTGGATAGTAGCTTCAAGCTGGTTTAATAATAATGTGATTACTCCAATTTCAAATCTGTTTAACTTTTTAAAAACGTTTATACAGACAACGATACAGACAGCAAAAGATTTTGTATTTTCAACATGGCAAGGGGTGGCAAGTTGGTTTAGCGGTACAGTAATACAACCGATTTCAAACTTTTTTAATATGTTGAAAGCTGGCATAACATCGGCACTTAGCGTAGCAAAGAACTTTGTTATATCTACGTGGCAAGGAGTAGCGAGTTGGTTTAATGGCAATGTTATTTCACCTATCACAAACTGCTTTAATATCATGAAAAACGGAATTACAAACGCGTTTAATTATGTGTGGAGTTCAATAAGAGGCGGCGTTACAGGAGCCATGAACTACGTTATTTCTAAAATAGAAAACGGCGTTAATTTTGTTGTCAGTGGAATTAACTCTTTATTAAGAGGATTTAACAAAGTTGTTTCTATGGCCGCTAAGGTGGCTGGTGCAAATTGGAACGGAGTATCGTTAGTCCCGAAAGTGCACATTCCAAGGCTCGCTAGTGGTGGAATTTTCCCGAGGGGAGAGGACGGCATGGCTTTTATTAATCACAATGAGTTAGTCGGTAAATTCTCAAATGGTAGAAATGTAGTTGCAAACAATCAACAGATTACAGAGGGAATTAAACAGGCTGTCATGGAGGGCATGGCACAAGTAATGATGAACTCTAACACTGGTGGAAATTCTGCACCTATCATCGAAAATGTGTTTAAGTGCGACAGTGAAACGCTCTATCGCATGACACAGGTAGGTAAAGCAAAGCACGGACAACGATATATTGTAGCAAATGAATTTGGCTAAGACACTCACCCTTGCGTGGGTGTCTTTTTGCGAGGTAACAATATGGCAATGATGTTAGTAGACGGAGTGGAATTACCTACTCCATCAAGCTTTGAATGGGGCTTGATTGATGTGTCCGCAAATGATAGTGGACGAACACAAGACGGCAAAATGCACAAGAATAGAATAGCGCAGAAACGACAAATTAAATTGTCGTGGAATGGTACAGACAAGGCTAGGACAGCAAAGATACTTCAAATGGTAAATCCGGAATATATATCGGTAGCATATCCTGACGCTATGAGCGGTACTGATGAAACACGTACATTCTATGTGGGTGACAGAACTGCACCTATCAAGATATGGACTGTTGGCAATAAGAGGTATGAGGTATTAAGCTTTTCTCTCATAGAAGTATAAGGCGGTGATTTAATGCTAAACGTATCGGCTAAATGGCAAAGAGCAGTAATGCTCGACAATGATATAAACGTAAATTGTTTTGCTGACATAGTTACGGCAAGTGGTGAAAAAATCCCTATTAGTGATAGCGAGCTGTGGGCAAATGGCTTCGAGGTTAATGATTCAACATCAAGCAATGGTACTTTCACAATCGGGGCTTTGATTGCCGGAAAACTGAAAATTAAGCTGAATAACATTTATGAAGATTACGACAAGTATGATTTTGACAAGGCAAGCGTAACGGCATATGTTTCAAAAAGCTTTTCTGATGGCACAACCGAAAAACTAAAAATCGGTGAGTATAGAGTCAGCGAGACAAGCTATGATGGCTCACTCATAACGCTTACTTGCCTTGACAATATTAATAATTTTAATCGCGAGTATGACAGCAATTTAAGCTACCCTACGACAGCATATGAGGTAGTCAGAGACGCTTGTATTAAGTGTGATGTGCCTTTTACTATGGCGAGATTTGATAACTCTGATTACGTGATTAACGAGATACTAAGTGATAATCAAAAGCTCACATATGGACAGGTAATAGCTTACATCTTACAGTTAAGCGGATTATGGGGTAAGTGCGGTCACGATGGCGAATTACTTATCGGTTGGTATGATATGAGCCAGTTTGAAAGCCAAAATTACAATGGTGGAACTTTTAGCACAAAAACTACACCATACTCTGACGGAGATAGTGTTGATGGTGGAACATTTAAGTATTCTGATGGAGATAGTGCTGATGGCGGAACATTTACAGAAGCGAGAAATTACCACAATATTTATACGCAAAAAGACTTGAATGTTGCGACCGATGATGTTGTTATCACCGGGGTAAAGGTAACTGTAACCTCAAAAGAGGATAAGGCAAAAGATGTTAATGTACTTGCCGGAAAAGAGGGATATGCAGTCTCAATCTCTGATAATCCGTTTATTTCGGCAGGCAAGGCACAGACAGTTGCAAATTATATCTTCAAAAAAATAGGTGGCATGAGGTTCAGACCTCTTGACGCTACGCTCTTGTCAAACCCACTGATTGAGAGCGGAGATGTGGCGCTTGTGACAGACCGCAAGCAGAATACCTATAGTTGTTTTATCTCCAACCGGACGTTTACAGTTGGAAGTGGTACGAAAATTTCGTGTGACGCTGAAAATGCTTCAAGAAATAGTGCTGACAAGTTTAGCAACGAAACAAAAGCTATAGTACAAGCTAGGAAAGTTGCACAGGCACAACTAAGTGCATATGACAAGCAAATGCAATTGCTGACACAGCTAATGTCTCAGTCACTCGGGCTTTTTAAGACTGAACAAGTGCAAGAGGATGGCTCGATTATTTACATTATGCACAATAAAGCCGACCTCAATTCGAGCAACATACAGTGGAAAATGACAGCTAACGGCATGGCTGTATCAAATGATTACGGCAAGACATGGAAAGCCGGAATTGATAAAGACGGAAACGCTATCTTCAATATTATGTCGGCTATTGGCATTAATTTTGACTGGGCGCATGGAGGTACGCTTACCCTCGGTGGAGAAAACAACGTTGACGGAAAGCAATATGTAAAAGATTCAAAAGGTAACATACTGGTTACCCTTGACAACAGAGGAATTACTCTTGCCAGTGGCGTAAAAATCTCTTGGAATAACATCTCCAACCAGCCGAGAATACCGAGCAAAACAAGTGAATTAACAAACGACAGTGGATTCCAAAATTCGGAACAAGTCACTCAAATAACCAAAAACACAGTGACCACAAGCTATGTAAATGCACTTAACGTTAAGGCAGGAAGCGTTGATGCTGAAAATATTACCGGAACGACAATAACTGGTAAAAATATTGTTGGTGATTCAACAATATCGCTTGCTGGTGGAGGTGTGTCGGATATTAAATTTAAAATCGAGTCAACAAACAACGTGGGGACAATATTTAGATTAGAAAGCAACGGTGCCTCTCTTAGATTGTATAAAAATGACGAAGCCGTAATAACACTAGGTGGTCCATTTGGAAGCATTGGCGCAAAAATGCTAAGTGTAGTAGACAATGTGCTATCGCCAAAATTTCGAGAAAAAGATGGAGGATATGCGATGTGTGGCGACACAACAGAGCATACATACCATTGTACCTGGTGGGATGATACTACCTTGTGGTTCAAAGTTGACAATACTTGGGTATGGAATTCCTCAGATAAACGCTTAAAAAAGAATATTAAAGCAATTAATCAAGATTATATTGACGCAGTAGGTTCGGTTGATTTATTTCAGTATAACCTTAATAGACAAGGATATTCGGATAAGCCATTATATTTCGGTGCAATGGCACAGGATATAATCGAAAAACTTAAAAACAAAGGACATGCCGATGAAAACCTTAATATGATTTTCGAGAATAAAGCCACATCAGACGATGATACGCTGTATTACGGCATGAACTATGAGCAATTCCTAATATTAAGACTTGCCGGAGACGAGCAGAAGATTGATAAAATGCAAAAACACATAGATGAATTGGAAGATAAGTTTTCAAAATTGTGTCAGAAATTAGGCATTGATGAAAGCGAGGTGTAGCTTATGGCGATTCAAATGAGACGAGGGGCATACGCGGAGTTTGACCCCTTAAAAATGAAAGCCGGAGAATGGGCGGTATCGACTGACTCCGATACGAAAAAACAGCAAATATGGATGTGCTTCGCACCCGGAATAGTTAAGCGAATGGGAACTGTTGAGGATTTTGACGTTGAAATTCAAAGACTTATTCAGAACTATCTTGACGGCATAGCTCAATCCGTATCACAAGCTCAAAAATCAGCAGAACTTGCTGCAAACAAAGCTCAAGAATCAGCTAATTCTGCGAGTAACGCTAAGGCAAGCGAAACAAATTCTAAGACTAGTGAAACCAATGCGTCAAACTCGGCTGCAAAAGCAAAAAACAGTGAAACCAATGCCAAGACCAGCGAGACAAAGGCTAGGACAAGTGAGACCAGCGCATCAACTTCTGCAAGTAACGCTAAGACAAGCGAAACAAAAGCCAAAGTTTCTGAGACCAATGCTAAGAAATCAGAGACTAATGCATCTACAAGCGCAACTAACGCAAAGACCAGTGAAACTAATGCTAAGGCTTCTGCTACCAGCGCATCAACTTTTGCGAGTAACGCTAAGGCAAGCGAAACAAAAGCCAAGGCTTCCGAAACCAATGCTAAGACAAGCGAGACTAACTCTGCAAAGAGCGAGTCGGAAGCGCAAAAATACGCAGAGCAAGCCCAAGAAATATCTGAGAGCCTTAGCGGAGCATTAAGACCTCTTGGAACAATCAACTTTGCCGACTTGCCGAGCACAGCGGATGCTAATTCTGGTGATATGTACAATATAACTGGCCAATTTGCCACAACCACTGATTTTAAAGAGGGGGCTGGCAATATAATTCCTGCTGGAAGTAACGTGTATTTAACTGTTGATAGATATTGGGATGTGCTTGCCGGTACACCAGTAACAGGAGTAAAAGGCGCAAAAGAAGTATATTATCGCAGAGGAAATGTAAACATAACCCCTACCAATATCGGAGCGGTCGCAGAAGATGGAAATATAAGCGATACAACAGTTACTTTTGACGATACAACAACTAGAGCAAATCTTGTTTCTGGCGAAAAAGTGTCAGTCGGCTTCGGAAAAATTAAGAAGTGGTTCGCTGATTTGAAAAGCTTTGCCTTTAAAAATTTGGTGAATAACCTCACGACTTCTACCACTGGAAGCGCATTAGACGCGAGTCAAGGCAAGATTTTGAATGACAAATATGATGAATTAAACCAGCGTTTAGATAGTCTTTCAAATAAGCAAGATTGGAAAAAAATCGGAGAATTTGGAGATGCTAATGAGCATGTAATATCCAATATTAAAAATTATCAAGAATTAAGAGTAAATTTTATGCTTTTTTATTCAGGGGATTCATATATTACAAGAGATTACGTTTTCCCAGTATCAGAATCTAAGAATCTTGAATTCTTATTTTTAGACGGAAATTACTATGATAGTAATAATTACACTTCATGGTGTATAGTCTACAATACAGCAAGAAATAGTATTCAAAACAGATCTTCGTGGCTTCGCAGTGTAATACTTGGCAAAGATACAATTTGTCAGTGTGTTTATAGAGTTTATGGTAGATAAAATTATATTTTTGTAAAATAGCATTTTGCATATAAAAAGAGAGGGTATAAGCCCCCTCAATTATTTTACAGGAATAGGGTTGCAAAACAGCCCATGTTGTCAATATTCGACAAAATAAAACACTTTAAAGTGCTACAGTAATGATGTTCTCAAATAAGAGAACTCTTCAAGTTTCGGTAGGGCGGTAGGCTAATTGGCGGTCTATCGCCCTATTTTGTATCGGCGCCTACAAGCATATGTTCTATAATTGGTTTTAGAAAGTGGGGTTTTAAAAATGGATTATAAGAAAGAAATAATACAGATGATTGAAAAAATAGAAGATGCAGGCACTTTGGGGTACCTGCATACATTCATAAAACTTTTTTTGGAAAAGTGGGGCTAGTCCTCACTTTTTTCTTTTCGAGATAACATAACGTCAATCATGCTTAAAATCGTTTCCTTATCTCTATTGTCTAGTAAAGAAAACTTTTCTAACAATTTAAAATCCTCTTTTGCCATATCGGGAGTTTGCTCTTTTTTCTTAGAAACATCAAATCCCATTAACCACATAGGCTCGACTCTTAAAATCTTACCCATTTTACCACTGCTTATATTAGATGGTGCATGAGAACCACTAAGATATTGACTAATAGAAGCTTTGCTCACACCGGACCTGTCAGCCAGTTCTTGAGGCTTCATATCCAAATCAGATAACGCTTCTTTTAATCTTAAAGCAGTAATTTCGTTTTTCACTTCATTTCACTCCTTTCCTATTTGATAAATCAATCATAACACAAAGATGTTAAACTTTCAACAAAAAAGTTAAACTTTATCAAACTTTTGTGTTGACATTCAAGTTAAACAGTGTTAAACTAAGCGTGTGTTAAAGAAAGGAGGTAAAGCAAATGCCATATAGATATGACAAACTAAGAGGACGAATAATTGAAAAGTGTGGCAGTCAAGCCAAGTTTGCCGATAAAATAGGCTTGTCACAGAATAGTGTATCAAGGAAGTTGAATTGCGATGTGGGTTTTTCACAGACTGATATGCTTAACTGGGGAGCTGTATTGGATATTCCACAGGCAGAGTATGGCACTTATTTTTTTAACTGAAAAGTTAAACGGAGTTAAACTTAGGAAAGGAGATGAAGAGGTGGATACAAACGACATTCATAAAACTTGTGAAGAGATAATGGGAAATTGCAAAAAGGCAAACACCATGTCAAACATAGCGATTGTCTGTGGAATTCTTTCAATATTAATCAATGTCCTAACTGGGATAGATAAGATAAAAAGCTTTGCACAGTCTTTATTATCTTATCTGCATTAATAAAAACAGAAAGAATTAAAGATAATACTGAAACTATCGTAGATATGTTTGCTCGTACCGCAGAAGTGACAGATGCTTTACTAGCTTTTTGAGATTCTTTAATAGCTAGTTCAGCTTGCGTTTTGGAACTTTCTGCAATTTCTTTAGCAGAATCAGCTTGAGATTTAGCAGATTGAGCCATATCGTGAAGTTCCTTGCTTGTCTTTTCAAGGTAAGCAGACTGGCTTTCTAAGAGCTCAATTGGGGATTTGCCTTTTTCATATGTAGGTGATTCAATTTTAGGAATTTTGCGTTGCGGAAATAATTTATCCATATTTGGGTAATTTGGTTTGTATTGCATAGTGACCTCCAATATTTTTTATACCATATACATTTTGAAGTCTTTCAACGCATTGGTACTACACAATGCTTCTTTAAATGTTCCGTCACTTATGCAGTTTAAGTTCAGCAGTCTAATCGCCATTAGCTGACGGATTGAGAGGAGTATCTAGCGTAGCACGGCATATTACCGGAAATGCCAGCCATGATTTTTTATCGAGCTTTACTGCCCAAAATGCGCTACACCGATTGCTACATTTTAAATGCGACCTCGCAAATATGGAACAGGCAAAATCAAAATTGCTTTCAAGGTTTTTACCTCCTAGCGTATTTTGCCTAATATGGCACTTTTTATAGTAACGGATTTCCTAACTATTGTCAAGAAAGGAGATGGGAAATTGAATAAGAAAAAACGACAGGCAAGCTTTAAAAAACTTGATACGCTCATAAAAGCTAGAAACGTTTCGTTTTACAAACTGTCAGAAGAACTCGGAATGGCACGAAGTACTTTTTCGGATTGGAAGTCGGGAAAATCAATGCCAAAAACAGACAAGCTAATTAAGATTGCTAATTATTTTGGTGTAGAAGTTTCTTATTTTATCGAGTAGAGAGAAAGGAGTAGAAATGTCGAAAATCGAAATCAGACAGGTTGAGGGCGAAAAGATTTTTACAGAAATCTGCATTGACGGTCACAAGATTGACGGAGTGAGAAGCTATGAATTGAAACAAGACAGAGCCGGATTTCCCGTACTAACAATTGACTTGAATGCGTTTGATATTGCCACAGACTTGCGAACACTACAGTTAAATCAAAAATATGTAGGCAATATTGAGAGTATCAGATTTAAAGATGGCTATGAGACTAATTTTGGCTCTCATGTTTCAGAGAGCCAATAGGAACTATTTGTTGAGATTTTGAAGAATAGAGCATTGTTTAGGATTGCGACAACAACCAAACGACATTGCATATTGACAGACCAACCGACCATTCTCAAGACTTTGTTTTTCCAAGTCGGAAGTATCTATCATTTTAATCTCAACGGAATAATCCTTGTTCTGCTTATTGCAGAAACCGGTAAGAATCATAAGCGACCCACCTCCTTATTAAAAGATAGGGAGATTATACCACAGAAAGGAGAAAACATGAACGATTTACAAATTTTCAATAATGAAGAGTTCGGAGAAGTCCGAATGACAGAAATTGACGGAAAGCCATATTTCGTAGCAACAGATGTGGCAACCGCACTTGGGTATACAAATCCACGCAAGGCAGTTAATGACCATTGCAAGGGAGTAACGAAACGTGACACCCCTACATCTAGTGGAGTGCAATCTATGTCATACATAAATGAGGGAGATTTATACCGGCTCATTATGAAATCAAAATTGCCTAGTGCAGAGAAATTTGAGCGGTGGGTAATGGACGAGGTACTTCCGTCAATCAGAAAAACAGGCAGTTATGGTATGCCAAAGACAACAGGTGGTCAGATACAGCTTTTGGCACAAGGCTATACAGAATTAGAGCAGAAGGTAAACGACATCAAAGATGATGTGAGCGAGCTTAAGGAAAACGTGCCACTTTATAGTTGCGACATTGACGAGATACAACAGCATGTTAAGCGCAGAGTTGTAAATATCCTTGGTGGCAAGCAGAGCGAAGCATACAGGGATAACAGTATCAGACATAAGACTTTTTCTGATATATGGACACAGTTAAAGCGTGAGTATGGTTGTGTATCTACTTATAAGAGTATCAAGAGGAAGTATATAGACGATGTGCATGAGTTCATTGATTGCTATGTCGTACCTAAGTATCTTGATGAGCTTATTCAAGACGCAAACGCTCAACAGAGTTTTGCATAGTGAGGTGATTGTATGAGAAAAAGAACTTTGAAAGAGAAGTTTTACACCGGTTGTGGCTATTCGATTTTCGGAGCATTAGCATTTGCATTTTTCCTTGGATTATCGGTGGCATACGGAATTAAGACAGCGAGTATTATCGTTGGGGCAATCGTAACAGTATTTTGGCTGATACTAATTGCATTTTGTCTCATAGAGGAGGGCGAACCGCATGAGAAAAAGAAACCTGATATTGATGTTATCAATTTCAATAATTGGAACTATGACCTTAAAGCCAATAGCAACGAAAGCAGATAGCAAAGTTGAGCTGACCGTCGGTGTTGCTTCCTATTTAAATGATGTAATGCTTGGGAAGATTGAGCCGACAGTAGTTCAGAATGAGCCGGTTGTAGTTGAGCAGACCTATGTAGAGCCAACAGTTCCAACTTGCCGTAAGAAATACAGTTGTAGCCGATTTAGGAAGCTGGGGCGAGTCAGATATGGCGATTACACTTATACGTGGTACTCACAGAGAGTGTTACCTGGAGGCGGTTTGAATATTCCGGGCAGACATCTAAATGAGCATGGGCTTGTAGTTGATGAAAACGAATACGTTGTAATTGCAAGTGATGATTTACCACACGGAACTGTAGTTGATACTCCAATAGGCGTCCAAGGAATTGTATATGACGAAGGGAGCGGAAATGGAAACCTTGACATCTACTGCGATTGGTAGCCAATTGAAGCGTCAGAGTGCTAACGATTACCTACAAGAATTATATCGAGCTAAACGGCACGAGGACAAATCGTTTGACTTTCAAGCGTTACTAGATAAAGAAATGGAGAAGCTAAATGAGCGACAATGTAAGACGAATTAGGCTAGGCGATACGAGATACAAACTCAAACCACTGACTAGAGAGCAGAAGCTATTGCTCGACAAGGCTCATTACGTGGCTAGTGAATGGCTTTTTGTATCGGAATCAGACTCATACCTAAGAGTAGTTAAAAAATCGAGCCTACACGGAAATTTGATTTTAAAAACCATAAACAAATAGAAAGAGAGGAAACGCAATGAAGATTACACACATTTTTGCACAGAATTTTTGTAAATTCTACGGCAAAAACACATTAGACACAGATTTTTCAATGAAAACTGTATTGTCCGGTCAGAATGAAGTCGGCAAATCAACGGTCAAGAGAATTATCCTTGATGTGCTGAATTGTCATGACGAGAACGACAGAGAGATTACAGGCATAAGACCACATGATGAAAACGGAGCCGAGATTGACGATGTTGACATTGTGAGAGCTGTTACCTTTGAGATTGACGGAAAAGCAAAGACTTTGAAAAAGGTTACAAGGCAGAAACGCAACAAAAAGGGTGAGATTACAGGCAGCGTTACTGATTACTCAATCAATGATGTGCCGTATAAAATGGCTGACTACAATCAGTACATCAATGACAACATGGCAGAACTTGGAGTATTACCATTTTGCTTAAATGCCATGACATTGCTTAACAAGTCACAGGCAGAGCAGAGATTAGCACTTGCAAGCTATTTTGGAACACGTACCGATGAAGAAATCTGCGATATGTTTCCGCAGTTTGCCGAACTTAAGCCAATGTTTGACGATGGGGATGTAGACCAGCTTAAAAAAGTATGTCGTGGCAAGCTGAACGGAACAGGCGGTAGGAATGGCAGTAAAGGACTGATTAAGGAGAGAGACGAAATCTCGACAAGGATTGATACAATCCATTCCACCAATGAGTATACAGACCTTGCAGAACTTGAACTGCAAAAGAAAACCTACGAGCCACAGCTTAAGGAAATTGAAGATAAGCTGTCCGACTACAATAAGATTTTAGAGGATAAGCAGAAAGCTACAGAGGACATTATTAGCCTTAAATTTGAGCTTTCTGATATGGAGAGAGAAGCCAATGCCGACAATCAGAAAAAGCGCATGGAGCTACAGTTACAGCTTGATGATTTTAATGCTTCAATTCGCAAAGGAGAGTTAATAATAAAAACTAAAAAGGCTGCCATTGAAAACTCTGAAAGAGAGGTTAGATTTTGGACAGAGAGCTTAGAAAAAATACGTGCTGATTGGAGAAAAACAAAAGAGCTTGCCTTTGATGAAAGCAGTGTTAATTGCCCGATGTGCGGTCAGAGATTGCCGGAAGATAAGATAGAGAGCATGAGAGCTGAATTTGACGAGCGAAAAGCAAAGAACCTTAAAGAGCTTGAAGAAAGGGGTAACACACTAGCTTCAAGTGATAGCAAGAAACTTAAACAGGCTATTGAGGATAAGAAAAAGGAAATAATCGACCTTGAAGCAGAACTTAAGGAACTGACAGAAAAGAGTGATACTGTCGCTAAAGAGATTGGAAAAGTGTCTACTGATGTTGATATGACAGATAACAGTGAGTATCAGGCACTTAAAGTTAAAATCGAGGAAAAAGAGAAAGCTCTTGCAGATGAAAACGATACATCGGAGCTTATCAGAAAGCTCAAAAACGAGCGAAACGAACTGTTAAGACAAGTTTCATCGGTTGATACAAAGATTGAGCTTGGTGTGGCGAATAACAAGCGTATAGACGATAGCATAGCTGACCTTGAAACAAAGAGAACCGACCTCAATCAGGAGATAGCCGATTGGGAAAGAAAGCTTGACTTGCTGAAAGAGTTTACACGTAAGAAGAATGAACTTTTACAGGCTGATGTAAATAAGTATCTGAATTTTGCCACGGCAAAGCTCTTCAGACCGCTCTTAAATGGTGATACCGAGGAGTGTTGCGACTTTGTTTACAATGGTGAAGCATATGCAAGAAACCTAAATCATGGCGCAAGAATGTTGACAGAAGTTGACATATGCAGAGCCTTTCAGAAAGTGGCGAGTGTTAATTTCCCAATCATCATTGATGATACAGAGAGCGTTGACGATTGGAGAATACCACAGATTGATAACCAGTTGATTATGTTGAAACATACACAGGACAAAGAGCTTGTGATTGAGGCGGTGTGATATGAGCAATGATAGATATATTGTAGAACAAGAGTTTGAACACGCAGGATATAAATGTGTCGTTACATTCAATGTGATGGGGCATAGGTGCGGATATGTAGGCATTCCTAAAAGCCACCCTTTATATGGTAAAGAGTATTCAGACTATCTTGAAATTAAGAAAGCGGATGTTGGAGACCGAAAAATAAGCGGTATTTTTCCTTTGCTTGGAGCTTGCCTTGATGAAGACGAAAGAATACGAATTGAAGCATATTTTCAATGCCACGGCGGTATTACCTTTGCGGATGGCGGAGAAAATTCAAACTATCCAATAGAAAGTGATTTATGGTGGTTTGGTTTTGACTGCGCACATTGTGACGATGCAAAAGAACTTGAACTCGCTTATGAGAGATTTCCTAATTACAGAGAGCGCCTTGCTATGCAGATTGAGTGTGAAGATAGATTTCGCATTGATGGCTTGATAATCCGCACAGAAGAATATGTGGCAGAGGAGTGCAAGGAGCTGGCAGAACAGTTAAAAGAGTTTGAAGAAGTGAGAAATAATATGGTGAAATTAAGAGTTTGGCATAATTGCCAAGTAGGAGCAGTTAAAAACTTTTATGTCGAAGTTGAAAGCATTGAACAGGCTTGGAAAATCCTTAATACATTATGGGATTATGACTTATTTCAGTACAAAAGCAACATAAAGCCGGATTACTGTAACGCTTTTGGACTTGAGTATTTTGATGAGGAAGAGCAGGAATGGTGCGAGTGGTACGACGATGACGGGTTGGATATAAAAGAACATTTTGAAGAAAGCGAGGATTAGAAATGATTAAAGCAAAAGACGGAGAAGTTACATTTAGAGGTACAAGAAGCAATATTATGGCAGAGGCAGCCACTGTTTTACGTGCGCTCAAAGAGGTAGTTTCCGATAAAGAGTACAAAATGGTGATTGAGCTTGCTGATAAAAGCGAGGAACAGGTGAAAGACGAAGCTGAGAGAGCAAGAGAAGCACTCAAAAAGTTACTTGGATTATAGGAGGTATAGGCATGAGTATTAAGAAGAGAAATTATTACATGGGTGGGAAGAAACATACTGTAGAACTTAAGTATGACGGATATATGTATACAGTTATATCTGACGGAGTTTTATTCAAGCAGACACCTAATGAACTGTTTGCGGTTCAGGCATTCAATGAGGTTTAGGAAAATGGAAGAGATAAGAACAAATCTATCAAAAGAAGATATTCTGCACAATATGCTTGAGCTTGTCGGCTATTTAGTCGAACAAGAGGAAGAAGTAGATGAGATTGAGGTAAAAGTGAAAGATTTGAATATGCAATTTAAAGCATGGACAGATGAACAAGAAAGTGAGGATTAATTATGGCAGAGAATACGGCAGTTGCGGAAAAGAAAGCATTTACCACCTCATTAAGTGAGTGGAGCAATACAATGACAGGGCTTATCATCAATGATTATAAGGCTGTTGGAATGGATATGGACGATTACGCAAAAGAGTGTGCTATGGAGGCTATGACAAGCATATTTAATCTTGTTAAGAATGACCCTAAGGTTAATATGGGTAATCTTGATACAAGCAATTTAAGAGGTATCGTAAAGCGTTGTGCAAGCCTTAAGTTAAATGCGAGCGCATATCCAAGAGAGTGTTACTTCCAGTTAAGAAATGTAAAGGTGGGAGTTGACCCGCAGACAAACAAGGATATATGGCAGAAACAGGTTGAAATGGGAATCGAGGGTACAGGTTATGACTCTTTGCTTGCCAACTATGGAAAAGATGTTAAACAGGTATATCCGTATTGGGTGATACATGAGGGAGATGTATATATTCCACCTAAGCATAAAGGGCTTACAGTTACAGAACCGGAGTGGGAGGAAAACGGATTGTCTGATAAAGCGGTAAGAGTTGTATATCCTGTTAAGTTATCAGACGGGACAGTAACATATCTTTCTGCTGATAGAGATAGTGTTAAGATTAATCTGTTGGCTCATGTTAAGCAGAATATGATAAATAGCACTTTTGGAGTATGTGAGGACAGATACAAAGCTACAGCAAAGCAGAAAGCGGAAATTAAGGCTAAGAAAGACGAGATACTTAATGCATTAAGAGCGTGCAAGACAGTAGATGAAATGCTTGAATGTGAGCTTGCAAGACCTTTTATAAGCGGTGCTTGGCTCGATACTCCAGAGAGTATGATACAGAGAAAAATGTGTAACAATGCAACAAGGAAATATCCTAAGAATTATGACCCAATGGCACGACAGGCGCAGGTTGAAATGGACGAGGTATATCAAGTTGCACAGGCTGAAATTGCCGAAAATGCTAATACTGTTGAGTTTATAGAAGATAAGGCAGATGTAGTTGACACCACGACAACAGACACAGCCGACAAGCGGTCAGAGGAACTACCACTGTTCATGTAGAGCGAGGAGAACTGATATGAGAGTAATTTCACAGACAGGAAAAACAGATGTTCCTTATGAAAACTTTGTTTTTTCAATATTAAATAGTAGTGGTGGGAATTATAGAATTGTTGCAGTTAAAAATGTCGCAGAGCCACCGGAAGTATTTATGAACAGCCTTATAGCGACTTATTCCACCAAAGCAAAGGCAATTAAGGCTATGGAAATGCTTAGAAAAGCGTATGAAAATAATGTATTTTATCATTGCACAGCCGGTTCAAAGCGTTTTGAAGAAGTACAGAGTATTTTGAGCGAGGAACAATTTCAGAAAGCTACAACAGAGTACTTTCAGTTCCCACAGGATGATGAAATCGAGGTGTGAGTATGAGCATGTATAAAGATATGCCCTCGATACTGAAAGACGGACAGGTCGGAGATTTCAAACTCCAACATTACGAAATTTCAGATAATAACTTTTATGCAACTGTCCGATGCGGAATACAGCCTGGAGAATACGTGAGGCTTGTAAACGGATGTGAATGTGTAATGTCTGATACACCTATGGAAAAGAAAACAAATGAAGATTTTGTTCGCAATGCACACGGAAATGTTCTTATTGGTGGTCTTGGGATAGGTCTTATTATTCTTGCAATACAGGATAAAGAAGATGTTAAGCAGATAACAGTTGTTGAGAAAAATCGTGAAGTTATTGAACTTGTTGGAAAGCAGTTACCACTTAATTTCAAAGTAAACATTGTGAATGATGATGTGTTTGAATATAAGCCACTGATTAAGTATAACACGATTTATATTGATATATGGAACTATATTAACGAGGATGTTTACAACAAACAGATGAAGCCTTTAATTAATCGCTACAGGAAACATTTAGTTCCTAAAGCCGAAGATGAAAACAGGTATATTGATTGTTGGTGTAAAAGACAGGCTAAAAACGGAGAACGCATATGAAACTTAAATGTATCGCAACAGGAAGTACAGGTAATTGCTACACCTTAACTTCCGAAAGCGGAGAAACGCTTATCCTTGATTGTGGAATAAGCATTAAGGAGATTAAGAAAGGCTTGAATTGGAATGTTAAAGATGTTGTGGGTGTGTTATGCACCCATAAACACCTTGACCACAGCAAGTCGGTAAAAGATTTTGAAACTATGGGAATACCGATACTCGCACCATATTTAGGCGATAGCTGTAAATCAATGAATATGGGCGAATTTACAGTAAAACCTTTTGATTTAACGACAATAGACGGAAATTGGACACATACCAATGCAGACGGAACATCTTGCCCGATATTCGGCTTTTTGATTACTCACAAGGAAATGGGAAGAATGCTTTACATAACCGATTGTGAACTAATCAAGTGGAAATTCAAGGACATAAACCACATTCTCTTAGGCGTGAATTATGACAAGGATTTAGTTGATACCGACAATCCAAAAGCTAATCACGTTTTCAGAGGTCATTTATCCATTGACACGGCTTGTGATTTTGTTAAGGCAAATTATTCAGATAGCTTGCAGAATGTCATAATGTGCCATCTGTCAAGTGAAAATTCTGACAGAGATAGTTTTATCGAGAAGATGAAGAAAGTCGCTTATGGGGCGAATGTGGATGTTGCAGAGCGTAATAAGGAATGGGTTTTAAGGAAAGGAGATGAATGTCCGTTTTGATTAGAGAAAATAGAGATAACTACTGGATGTTAAATTGGCTTGATAAATTTATGGAAGGGCATAAAGGGTTTATATGTGGCGGTTGCTTCAAAAATATTTTTAATCAAGAGAAAGTGAAAGACCTTGATATATTCTTTCAAAACGAGGGAGACAGAGAGGAAGCAGTTGATTACTTTGATAGCATGACAGCCGGATATACTGATGGAACAATGGAAGATACTGTATCGGAAGATGAAGCCGAATATAGGTTTTTGTATGAGAGCGATAATGTAAAGGCTTATGTTCACAAAGAAACAGGAATAAGGCTTGAGTTAATCAGTAAAATCTATGGAACAGCAGAGCAGATTATAAGCCAATTTGATTTTTCTATCACTAAATTTGCCTACTACAAAGCAGAGGTTGAAGATGAAACAGGGGCAGAAGTGGAAGAAAAGCCATTTGAAAACGATAGCAAGGCTGAAACTCATATTGAATACAGGGTTATATATGATGATAAGTTTTTTGAGCATTTACATCTTAAAAGGCTTGTCATTGATGATAAAATCCCATTTCCTATGAGCACATTTGAAAGAATGTTGAGATATGCAAAGTACGGATATTTCCCTTGCAGAGAAACAAAATTAAAGCTGATTAGAGCTTTAAATGAGTTAAATAGCAGAGAGATTGAAGTATCTGAAAGTCTTTATAAGGGTTGGGATTAAATCCTAATGAGTGCCCTTTTTAGAAAGGAGATTGTATGGCTAAATACAAAGATATTTTAGGGAATACAAGAGAGTATGAGGATAAAACAATAACAATCAGCCTTGAAAGATACAATGCTTTGATTATTAAAGAAGCTATTGCCGACCGTCTTGTAGAAGTCAAGAAGAAAGAGAAAAAAGATAATTAAGAGAGAAAAGGCACAGTAATGAAGAGAGTGAGGAAAAATAATGAACATTGTAACATTAATTGGAAGATTAACTAGGGACCCAGACATTAGATACACACAGGGCGAAAATGCAATGGCAATAGCAAGGTTTACACTTGCCGTTGACAAAAATTTTAAGAAGAACGATAAGGCAAATTTCATTAACTGCGTGGCTTTTGGCAAGATAGCTGAAACAGTAGAAAAGCACGTATTTAAAGGCTCAAAGATTGCAGTTATCGGTGAGTGGACTACAGGCAGTTACAAGAATAAAGACGGAAACACAGTCTACACTAACGATTGCAACATATCTAAGTTGGAATTTTGCGACAGTAAAAATTCAAGTGGCAGCAGTGCAGAGCCACAGCCAAAACCCGATGATAGCTTTATGTCAATTCCTGATGGTATTGACGAGGAATTACCATTTAACTAATTCACTAAAGATAACAAAACAATTAAATATTATGAAAGGAGATATTATGAGCGAAGAAAAATTAAGAGTTTGGCATAATTGCCAAGTAGGAGCGGTTAAGAACTTCTATGTATCAGTTGATAGCATTGAAGAAGCGTGGAGCATTCTTAATACGCTATGGAGATATGATTTGTTTCAGTGCGAAAACAGAATTAAACCCGATTACTGTAACGCAAGCGGACTTGAATACTACGATTTTGAAGATCAAAAATGGCACGAATGGTATGACAATGACGGATATGACATTAGAGAGCATTTTGAAAACGAGGAGGAAGAATGAACACAGAAGTAATGTTTAGTAGCAAAACAGACCAGTGGGCTACACCAAATGATTTCTTTGACAAACTGAATGAGGAATTTCATTTTACATTAGATCCTTGTGCTGATGAAATTAACCATAAGTGCGAGAAGTATTACACAAAGGAAGATGATGGACTGAAACAATCTTGGAATAATGAAAGAGTTTTTTGCAATCCACCTTACGGAAGAGAAATCGGTAAATGGGTTGAAAAAGCATACGCAGAAAATATGATCGGCGGTGCTTATGTAGTAATGCTTATTCCTGCAAGAACTGATACAAAATGGTTTCACGATTACATATACAACAAGCCGAATGTTGAAATCAGATTTATCAAAGGCAGATTGAGGTTTGGAAATTCTGAAAACCCTGCACCATTTCCGAGTATGTTGGTAATTTTTAAAAGAGAGCCATTGATGATAAATGTGTATGATCTTATTGATTATTTAGCAAAGCCAAGAGGGGATTTGCTGGAAACTATAAGCAAAGGTTGCTCGGTTTACGAGATTAAAAAATTTATTGAAGATATAAAGGAGTGTGAACCGATTGAGTAATATGCGACAAATATATGCAATCAAAAACAAAAACATAAAGCGGATATTAGATGTTTGCCCTGATATGGAGCACAAGAGTGGCATTTATTTCTATACTAGAACCGATGAAAATGGAATATCGTACTTTTATATCGGGCAGAGTGTTGATTGCTTGGAAAGAAATATTTCTCATTTATCCGGGTATCAGCACATAGATTTATCAATCAAGAAAAGAGGATTTTATAGCGAAAAAAATCCTTATGGTTGGAAGCTGAATGTTATGTACTATCCGAAAGACAAGCTTGACGAAATGGAGCAATATTGGATTTTGGAATACACAAAAAGAGGTTATCAGTGCAGATATAACAAGACAGCAGGCGGTCAAGGAGAGGGCAAGGAAAAGATAAATGAATTTAAAGCTCCTAGAGGCTACAGAGACGGCATACAGCAAGGTAAAAAGGTGTTAGCGAGGGAATTATCATCTATTGCAGAAAAACACCTTAAAATCGAAATTAGAGACGATAAGAAGCACAACAAAGTGTCGCAGAAACAGTATGAGAAGTTTATGGATTTATTGAAAGTAGGTGATTCAGAATGAAGATTTTGAGTAAAAAGAAATGTGAAGAAATTCTGAAAAGAATTACTGCAAATGAAATTATTCAGGTTGAATACGGACTGCACGACATGGAGGCAGAAACAAAGGCAACGGAAAATAGAGCAGGGATAGCTTTTATTGTTGGTGGCATTAAGGGAATGAATAAGGTGCAGAACACGTTGAGAAAAAGGTATAACAATATAAACCACGAGGGAAAAGATTAAAATACATCAATCGAAACTTGAAGAAAATAGGAGATTAATTAAATGGCAGAACGTAGAATGTTTGCTAAGAAAATAACTGAAAGTGACGCTTTTCTCGATATGCCAAGCAGTACTCAAATGCTTTACTTTCACCTATCCATGAATGCTGACGATGATGGATTTGTTAATAATCCTAAGAAAATACAGCGTATGTGCGGTGCTTCTGATGATGATTTTAAACTGCTGATTGCAAAATCGTTTGTAATCTTATTTGAAAGCGGAATTATCGTTATTAAGCACTGGAAAATGCACAATTACATACAGTCCGACAGATACAGACCTACTGATTATGTAGACGAAAAATCCATGCTTGGAGTTAAGAAAAATAAAGCATACACTCTTGACGAAAGCAAGATGTATACAAAGTGTATACAAGATGTATCCGTAGGTAAGGATAGTATAGGTAAGGCAAGTATAGATAAGAATAGTATAGTTAAGGATAGTAAAGATAAGGATATAAAAGAAAAAGATATTGATAAATCAATATCTAAAAAGAAAACTGTCTACTACCCTGATGATGCAATGCTAGAGAGCGCTTTTCGGGAATATCTGACAATGCGAAAGAAGATTAAGAAGCCGATATGCACTGAAATGGCATTGCACCGAGCTATGAACACTATCGAGAGACTTTCAAAGGGCGATAACGACTTGGCAGTTAAAATCCTTAATCAGTCAGTAGACCATTGTTGGCAAGGGCTGTTTGCACTAAAGGACAATGAGCCACATTCAGCTAACAAAGGCACCATTGATTGGGACAATGTGTAAAGGAGTGATAATAAATGACAATAACTTGTAATAAATGTGGAATTGTGAATGGGTTTGTCGAGGAAAAAGGCACACAAGTAGGGCTGTATTGTAATAAGTGTGGTAAATGGATAAAGTGGCTAACCAAAGATGAGGCAAGGTTGCTTAAGCACAATGAAACACAAATGTTAAACGAAAACAGGCAAGCCGGATATAGCCACGGATATGCAGTTGGCTACAGAGAAGCTATTGACGATGTTGTGAAATTATTTAAATCAAAGACAACAATGGAGAACAATCTTATCGAGGAAATTGCGGAGCTTCTAAAGGCGGGTGGCGATTCTTGACAAGAGACGAGACAGTTAAAATCATTCGCATAATGTGTGATTGCTACCCCAATTACAAGCCGAGCAATTTATCAGAGACAGTAGATGTGTGGAATACGATGTTGGAAGAATACAGCTACAGTCAAATATCTATGGCATTGAAAACTTACGTGCATTCCGATACAAGCGGATTTGCACCGAGCATTGGACAGCTAATAAACAAACTGCATGAGGTTCAATCCCCACAGGAACTTAACGAAATGGAAGCATGGATGCTTGTTAGCAGAGCGCTTAGAAATGGCTATTATGGAGCGGTTGAAGAATTTAATAAGTTACCACCACTCGTACAAAAGGCTGTCGGAAATCCTGATAATCTTAGAAACTGGGCGCTGACAGACATCAAGAGCATTGAAAACGTAGTGCAATCAAACTTTATGAGAACCTACAGGACAGTTGTTAATCGAGCAAAGGAATATCAAAAAATGCCAAAGGATATACAGGCATTGATTGAAAGTACTAATAGAAGCTCGTATTCGGCTCAAATTGGCACTAAAAATCGGCAGACGATAAAATTATCGCTTGAAGATAATAAAAGCCAAAGTAAGTCGATTAAAGGTATTCCAATGCCAAAGGAAATTAAAGAACGTGTCGAGCAGATGAAAAGATAGGAGGTAAAGAGGTTTGTGCGCACAATTAAAGCCGGCTTTACTCCTAGCGAAAAATGATAAAAGACAAGTATTCAAGACAAAGGTACGAAGAACGAAAAGCCAGTAACCTTTGCGTGCTTTGTGGAAAACCGCTTGATAGAGAAGGTGTGGTTTGTACGGCATGTAACAGCAAACGTACAGCATATGGCAGAGAACTTTATAAGAAATTACAGGCAGTTGGTGTTTGCCCTAGATGTGGCAAGAACTTGCTGTATGGTGATGAAAAAAGCTGTGTTGAGTGTAGGGCAAAATCAGCCGAAGCCATGTCAAAGATACGTGCTACTGATGTTAAAAAATACAATGAGCGACAAAAAGCATGGCGAAAAGCACGATACGAAAAAGACAAGGAAAATGGCATATGCACACGCTGTCGTAAAAGGAAAGCAGACCCGGGGCATACCACTTGCACATTTTGCCGGGAAACAATGAGAAGAGCACATGTTAAAATGCCCAAAAGGACAGGCAGATATGAACAAGGACTATGTTTTTTCTGTGATAATCCGGTAAAGCCCGGATATAAGGTCTGCGAAATGCACTATCAGAAAAACGTTAAGAATGCGACCTGCGAAAAGGCAAACATAGCACGGCAGAAAATGAAAGAAAGGAGTCCACAATGGACACCTTGAAAGATTTTTACGATTTTTACCGACCGCTGCAAAGGAAATATGACTTGCAAATGATTTATAAAACCAATAGCAAGGAAGCAAAAATAACTATCCGGTGGCGCGGTAAAGAGCTTGTAAAAGTCGCAGAAGAAACTACCGAAGCCTGTTTTAGCAGGACGAAACGAGAACTTGAAGAAAGAATGAAGAAATATGAGCAACAAACTAAAACCAAAGAAAAAGCACAAAGAGCCAGATTTTACATGGACAAAATCAGAGAGAGTTACGCTGAAAAGCAGCAATAACCGCAGAAAGCTCGTAAGGCGGTCTTTCACAGACTTTATGGACTTGGGCTACTATGTACTGTATTTACACCATGGATTTGGCAATAAGCGCATTGTAAGGCTTGAAAGAACCATAAATGAGTACCTTGAAAGGGCACAGGATGAAAAAGAAATGAAAACCGAAACGCTTGCCGAACTTTTGAAAGTTAGATACGGCATTGATGTACAGAAAGAGATTAATTTAATCCCGATGCAACAGTTGATTAGGATTTATCAGAGAAATAATCCACTTACAATAAACGACACGAGACAGCTTTTAAACGACACGGCATACAGCTACATGGTTTTAGCATGTACGGCACTTAAGCTGATGTTTAAATTGTCGGTTAGAGAAATTGAAGAGTTTATCGCAGAATTTAGAGACTTAATCGACACACTGTATAAATTTAATCAATTCGGTCTGACATTGCCGAAAGTGGCACAATGCCTTGCTGATGAAGTTAATTACGTTGATGAAAGGTACATAAAGGTGATTGATTAATGATTTACGCATGGGATAACGACAGTACTCAAAACGCTCACATAAAGCAGATGAGAGGTTTAAGCATATGCCGGATTATGGGAAAGGAGTATCAAACAATGACAAATAGAGAGAAATTTGCAGAAAAGATTTTGGATATTGCTTGTAATGGCAACTGGATGGCAGCTAACAAAGCAACATTAGAGCCAATAACGTGTCAAGAATTGCCGTGTAAAGATTGCTTGTTCTATGTTTTAGGCAAGGGTTGCGACAGGAACGAAATGAAAAAATGGGCGAATAGTGAATATGTTGAACCGCCTGTTGACTGGTCAAAAGTTGCAGTTGATACACCGATACTGGTAAGAGACAGTGCCAACTTAGAGTGGACTAAAAGGTATTTTGCGAAATATGAGAATGGAAGCGTTTTTACTTGGAATGATGGAGCAACATCGTGGAGTGGTGAGGGGTGTACAACAGCGTGGAAACTAGCCAAACTTCCGGAAAGAAGCAGTAATGGAGAGATTAACAGAAAGCAATCCGGCATGGATTGATGATGAACTATGGGAAAGTGCTTGTGAGCCAGACTGTGAGGAAATAGACGCAGCATATCGAAAACTGAAAGAATATGAGGACTTAGAAGAACAGGGCAGACTTGTTAAATTGCCTTGCAAGGTAGGAGATACAGTGTATGTTAAACTTGCTAGTTATTGCGAAGAAAAATACGCAGAAGCAAAGGTCAGGGATTTTAATCATTTTATTTCTTGTGGGTTTTGCGTTGTAGTTACATCAAAGCACTTTGATAAACAGAATATTCCTTTTACAGAATTTGGTAAAACAGTATTCCTCACAAAATCCGAAGCAGAAGCAAAACTGAAAGAATTGAGAGGTGGAGAAGATGAGTAAGCTTTTTGAAAGTGTAAACAAGCGTGATTTTGATAGAAGAATATCGGAAGTTGTTGGAATGCTTGAGGAGAAACAACTTTACGGAACTATCAGTCTGATAAAAGATTTGAAACATTACCTTGACTTAGCCACAAAAGAAAAAGCACACACTTGTAACTGTCAGCACAACAACAATTCAAGAGACAATGAGCCTTGTTGCAGATGTGATAGCAACCACACCAATGCTGATAGGATAAGGAATATGTCGGATGAAGAGTTAGCGGAGCTTATTACAGGCAGTTTGAATTTTGATTGCGCCAATTATTGCGATAGCTTTACACAGGGCTGTGCTTTTAATTGCAATAAGAAAGGCAGAGAAATAGCATTAAAATGGCTTCAATCAGAAGCGGAATAGGAGGACAAGCAATGAGATTAATTGACGCAGATACACTAAAGAAAGATTTAAAATCGGTTACTTTAAGCAATGGAACTTTAGTAAATACAAATGCAGTATTGCATTTACTAGAAGAATATCCGACGGCTTATGATGTAGATAAGGTTGTGGAGCGGTTGGAAGATGAAAGCAAAAAATGTTCCATTTGTGAACTTCCTACTTGCAAAGAGGACGAAAGTCATTGTTGTTATTGCAACGGATTAAATAAAGCAATCGAGATTGTAAAGGCAGGTGGGGAATGTGGAAACTGTATTGAAGCAGGAGGTTGCTTAAAACGTAGCGACTGCCCGAACATGTCGAAAGGAAAAATAAAGGCAGGTGGAATAGATGAACGATAGATATTTATTCAAAGCGAAGAGAGTTGATAACGGAGAATGGGTTGTAGGCGGATTAGTGAGATATGGTTTTACTGGCAAAGAAAAATATTATATTGTACCCGATTATGCATCAGACTTATATGCTATAGAGATAGACCCGAACACAATCTGCCAATGCACCGGCTTAAAAGACAAGAACGGCAAGCTGATTTGGGAAAATGATATTGTAAAAATAAATAATAGCAAGATGAATGCGCTTATAACATTTAGAGACTTTGAAATTATATGTACAATTCCTAGTGAAAAATATTATAAGCACAGACTTGAATATGATACTGAATATGAAGTTATCGGCAACATCTTTGACAATCCAGAGTTGTTAGAAAGTGAGGGATAATATGGCAGAGAGTGAAAAGCTTATAGAAAATGAGACGGAAGCCATTGATTGTCTGAAAAGCAATAAGCCGACAAGTGGCTATCTGATGTTACAAGAATCTATTGATATGGCGATTAAGGCACTTGAAAAGCAGATACCGAAGAAACCGGATTTTACAGAAGATAAGGAGTTTGCTTTATGTCCTTGCTGTAATGGGAATGGATTAGCTGATAAGCAGAAATATTGTGATAACTGTGGTCAGAAATTAGATTGGAGTGATGAAGAATGATCAACATAACAACAGTAGTATACACTGCGTTCATAGTGTTCGGCATAATCGGTCTGACAGAGGTAGCGATTGCATGGTACGACATACAAGGACGAGATAAGACCAATGATGAGATACAAGAGCAGTGGTGTAGTGAAAATATTAAACATTAATTAATTTATCAGGAAGGAATAGGTTGTCGCGACATAAAACCGAGGTTTCCTTTTGGTGGATTTAGAATGATAGTACATTGTTTATTTGAGCAGTCAGGCACATTCAAGAATGCTTTCAAGAAGTATGGAATTGAAGCCTACGACTATGATATTCAGAATGAATTTAACGAAACTGACTATGTTACTGACCTTTTTAAAGAGATTGAGGGGGGGTATCAAGGCAAGCCGAGTTTATTTGATGAGATAAGCTGTGATGATTTGATATTTGCATTTTTCCCTTGCATAAGGTTTGAAAATCAGATAATGCTGTGGTTCAGAGGACAGTCTGCGAGTCAGAAAAAATGGTCTTTAGAAGAAAAATGCGAATTTGATATGAATTTGCTTAAAGAAGTTTCGCTTATGTATGATTTGGTAAACAAAATGTTTATTATTTGCATAAGAAGAGGATTGAAACTGATAATGGAGAACCCTTATTCAGAGGAACATTTTTTAAGACGATATTGGTGCTATTCTCCGGCGGTAATTGATAGAGACAGGAGAGACAGCGGAGATTACTTTAAAAAGCCTACACAGTATTGGTTTTTGAATTGTGAACCACAGAATAATCTTATTTTTGAGCCAATTAGTTATAACGCTATCGAATGCAAGGACGCTATAAAAACAATGGCAAAAGAGCATTATGTAAAAACGGGGGCATATAACATGAAAACAGCAAGGTCAATGATACACCCGCAGTACGCAGATAGATTTATCAGACAATATATTCTTGATGAAGAGATATGGAAAGGCAAACAATGAAACACTACAAGCCAATTAAGTGTGTAGTCTGTAGCAAGACATTTACACCGACCGCAGCTAACCAAAATACGTGTTGTGAAGCGCATAGGCAACAGAGAGCTACGGAATTGAGAAAAATCAGAGAAAAGAAGAGACTTAAAAGAAAGCCTGTTAAGAAAAACAAGCTTGCAGAAATCTGCGAGATTGCTAAGAGTAAAGGCATGAGCTACGGACAATATATGGCAGAACAGTATAAAAAGGAAGTGATGATAAGATGAATAGCAGAACCATAAGTGATATAGAGCCAATCGAAAGACAATGTGCATACGAGGACAACAAGCCGTGCAACAGTTCGTGCCGATACTCAAATACTTGTATACACAGTGCAAACAAAACCGAAGAATAGGAGATAAGGTCTATGAAGTTTTCGAAGCTGACTAGACCGGAACTTGAAGAAATTATGAAAAATGCCAATTTTACAAAAGAGGAAGCGGAAGTTTTTAATTTGTTGGTTGCTGATAAAAGCCTTGAAGAGGTATCACAGAGACTATTAATCTCAAAAACAACCACTTCCCGGAGAGTGGCAGACATTAAAGAAAAGATAGAAAGGAGTCGGGCAATGATTAACAAAGTACCAATATGGGAAAAGGTAACGCTGACGATTGATGAAGCTGCGGAATACAGCAATATCGGAATTAACAGAATCAATGATATGCTTAATAGTCCCTCGTGCCCTTTTGTGCTCTTTGTCGGAAGAGGCAAGCGATTAGTCAAGCGCAAGGAGTTTGAAAAGTACCTTGAAAAGACAGATAGTATATAGATATATTGAATTATAAGCCATTATGTAGTAATATAGAAATTATCATATAATGGCTTTTGATTTTGAAAGGAGCCATAAATCAGTATGGGAAAGGATTTGAGAGGAAAAGAGCTGGGAGTCGGAATAACCCAGCGCAAGGACGGACTTTATCAGGGCAGATATAAAGATAGGTTCGGCAAGAGTAAGGCAATTTACAACAGCAAGTTGTCGGAACTGCGGAAAGAACTTAGTAAAGCAGTGACCGATAATCAACAATTCACAAGTGTTAGAGACAGCATTACCCTTGATGCGTGGTTTGACAGGTGGATGAATGTATACAAGAAAAAGAGAGTGCGCCCCAATACTATTAGGGAGTATACGCATATATATAAGAAAAACATTTCACCATACCTAGGAAACCATGAAATAACATCTATTCGCAAGTCAGATGTGCAGTTACTTATCGACAAAGCTTCTGACGATAACTATAAGTATGAGAGGCAGAGCAAAATCAAGGTTATTTTAAATGACATGTTCAGCAGAGCTATGGAAGATGACTTGATGATTAAAAATCCGGCGAAAGGTGTAAAGCTGAGAGCAGACAAAGAAGTTAATGCTTTTGCATTGACAGTAGAGCAACAGAACGAGTTTTTTGAAGCGTGCAAGGGCACATTTTACGACAACATGTATAATGTGGCAGTTAATACGGGCTTGCGCCCAGGAGAACTGTTTGCACTCACGTTTGCAGATATACATATGGAAGAGGGGTATATTGACGTTAATAAGACACTTGTGTATCAGAAATACCTTGAAGATAAAGGCAAGACATTTCATGTTGAGCCGCCAAAAACCAAGCAGAGTTACAGACACGTACCAATTAACAGTGTGTGCAAGGAATATTTGACGAAACAATTTGAACTTAAAAAGATAGTTTCAGCACGCAGACCCAAGGAGCAAAACGAATATTTGTTTGTTACAAGGTTTAACACACCGATTAATTCGGTTATATATAGCGACTCTATACGTTCAGTTGTGAGACGGATAAATGATACAAAGAGCAGTGACAATGAATTTCCATTTTTTAGCGGTCACACATTCAGACATACGTTTGCGACAAGATGTTTTGAGTCAGGCATAGAGCCGAAAGTTGTTCAATCATATTTGGGTCATGCAACACTGAAAATGACAATGGACTTGTATACACATGTTACACCTGAAAAATCGTTTGCTGACATTGAAAAAATTGTTGGCACTGACAACAAAATCATAGAATATAGAAGAAAATGTGTGTAGTAAGTGTGTAGTAGTACACACTCTCAATTTACAGAATATTGAAAAAACAACGCCCGTAGGGCATTTTTGTACTAAAACTGGTAAAATTATTATGTATATCAAGGAGTGCCATACGATTTCGTAAATAATGGCGCAATCCTAGGAAAATAAAGGGACTGCGAGGTTTTCGTAAAATCGTAAAAAATATAAAATTCTATGTATTTTAATGTATTTTAATGCAAAAAGTGTGTAGTAACTGTGTAGTAACCACCCTAAAAAGTGTGTAGTAAAAATTGTATATAGAAAAGCCATTATATGACACAAATATGAGAAGAACATGGAAATGCTCTTCTCTTTTTTTATGCCACAATTTAGGCATAAGGAGATGATGTTATGTTTGACGATGAAGTGAGAGAACAAATATTTGCTAAAAGTGAGTTACAAAAAATCGACCTGATGACATTATCTCTTGTCATTAAAGCAATCGAGGAAGTTTTAGAGGAGGTAGACAATGAACAATCCTTATCAGGCACCTATGATGAATAATCCTTATATACAATCTCAAAATCCATATATGGATAGAATGAACTTCTTACAAAATTATCAGCAGAGCTTACAACAACAGCCTATGCAGATGAATCAACAGCCTATGCCACAGCAGATAGCAGGCATTAATGGCAGGGTGGTGCAAGCAGTTGAAAATATTAACGCTAATGAAGTGCCTATGGATGGCTCAATGGCATTTTTCCCGAAGCAGGATATGTCGGAGATATATGTTAAGGGTTGGAATGCTGACGGAACTATCAACACGATTGTGTATAAGCCTTATACAGCCCCTAAAGATAATCAGACAGTAAATTCTATGGCTAATGCAGAAAATGCCAAATTTACCCTATCAGACGAAAGCACACAGCTATTTCTGAATAAGTTTGAAGAGTTATCAGAGAAGATAGGGCAGTTAGAGGATAGATTTGATAAATCTTTAGGAACACAGAGAAGAGCTTCAAGAACGCAAAAGGAGAGTGAGTCTTAATGAATCCTATGCAGATGTTAAAAGGCATGAGAAACCCGCAGCAGTTTTTACAACAAATAGTGGGGAATAACAGTGTAATGAGCAATCCAATGGCCAGAAATGCTATGCAGATGGCTCAAAAGGGGGATTCCAAGGGCATTGAACAGATGGCTAGGAATTTGTGCAAAGAAAAGGGAATTGACGCAGATAAGGCTTTTGAGTCGTTTAAAAGCCAATTAGGAATGTGATACTAATTCTTGCAAGATTATGTATATAAAAATGAATTATGGAGGTAAATTCTATGTTTAACACAGGTAATTGTGCATCCGTTCCGCTTGTTGCGAACATTGACGGAAACGGAAATAACAACGGATGGGGCGCAGAAGGCTCATGGTTATGGTTTATTATTGTTATCTTTGCTATCTTCGGATGGGGTGGATTCGGTAACGGATTCGGAGGAAACGGAATGAATGGCGGTGTCGGCAGTGAAATTCAGAGAGGCTTTGACAACCAGGCAGTTGTCTCAAAACTTGATGGTATCTCAAATGGCTTGTGCGATGGCTTTTACGCTATGAACAACAGTATGCTCACAGGTTTCAATGGTATAAATACAAACATTATGCAGACAGGCTACGGCATCCAGCAGGCTATTAACGCTGATACAGTCGCTAATATGCAGAACACAAACGCTTTACAATCACAGCTTGCCAACTGCTGCTGTGAAACGAGAGAAGCCATTCAAGGTGTAAACTACAATATGGCAACCAACACCTGCGCTTTGCAGAACACAATGAACAATAATACAAGAGATATTATTGACAGTCAGCAGGCGGGAACGAGAGCAATCCTTGACTTCCTGACAAACGACAAGATTGCAACCTTACAAGCAGAGAATAACGATTTGAGAAGAGCCGCTTCACAGGATAGGCAGAACGCACTTCTGACTAGTACAATGGCAGCGCAGACAAATCAGATTATCAATGCCGTAAACCCGGCACCAATCCCGGCATACACAGTACCTAATCCAAATGCGTACTATGGTTGCGGTTGCAATACCGGCTGTAATTGCTAAAACTGAATAATTGAGTATCTTAATTGAGTTTAACTCAACCTAAACCGATTAAAAACCATTTTTAGTCGAGGATTAGTCCAAGTTTAGTCAAGAGCTAGTCGAGATTATGTCTGCTAAGCAGTATTACTTATAACCCAAGGGCAGACTATAATGTTTGCCCTTATTTTGTGAAAGAGAGGTAAAGATAATGGAAATAACAGGAATTGCATTACAGACTGTTTCAGCCGGAGAAGATGTGGCATTTACAGAGACAGCCGTAAGCGGAACAAAATGTATCGTACACAGGGCCGGAAGTGGAATTATCAAGTTAAGAGGTATTACTAATCAGTGCAAAGCTAGATTTTTAGTATCTTATAGTGGTAACATTCAGATACCTACAGGTGGTACAGTTGGAGCTATTTCACTTGCCATTGCAGTAGACGGAGAGCCTTTACAGTCTACAAAAATGATAGTTACTCCGGCAGCAGTTTTGAATATGTTTAACGTCTCTGCACAGGCATACGTGGATGTGCCTTGTAACTGTTGCAGTACTGTAGCAGTGCAGAATACATCTACACAGGCTATACAGGTACAGAACAGTAACTTAATTGCTGTCCGTGAAGCGTAAGGAGGTGTGAGTATGCACATTGAAAGAATGCACAAAATGCAGGAGTGCCTTACAGAAAAAGCTGTAAATGAGTTTGAAAAGGGTATTGAGAATGTTGACACTTCCGAAATGGGCGAGGTCGTGGATATGATTAAAGACCTTGCAGAAGCCGAGTATCGCTCAATAATTTCCAAGGCTATGAAAAAGGCTGATGAAGAGGAAGAAGAGTACGACAAAGAACTCTTAAGAAGTCTTAAGGCAGAATATGGCGAAGAGGGTGGCAGAAGATACTATGATGAATACCGTTATGCAAACGGCAGATTTGCGCCAAAAGGTAGGGGAATCCGCAGAGGATATACTGAACCGCCATACTATCACATGCCGGTAAATTACAACGACATGGAGTATATGCGCGACATGGATAAAGGCATGGGGCGAATGTATTATACCGAGCCTGTTGTATCAGACAATAACTCATCACATACGATTGAAAGCGGCTATGACAGAGCAAAGAGAAACTATACGGAGACTAAGGAAATGCATAAAAACAACACGCCAGAGGATAAGGAACATAAGATGAAAGCCCTTGACGGCTACATCAAAGAGCTTGGCGGTGATATTACACAGCTCATTGGCGATATGACAGCAGAAGAACGTAATCTTATGCGTACCAAACTTAGTACACTTGTTTCTAAGCTGTAAATTTAAAGGCTATGGATAGCAATATTCATAGCCTATTTTCGCACATTGATAACTGAATATTGGCTAGTGGCTTGTGGATTAAATAAAAGAGCTTAAAACCTAATAAAAAAGAAGTGACCGCCAGTATTGACAATCACTTCCAGTTTCTATTTTCCTACAAATATGATTTTATTCTCATTCAAGAAATTTATATTATATTCAAGCTCTATATCGGTTGCGTCCTCTGGTACTTGAAAATATACAGTACCCTGTGTCTCTCTTCCAGAAGATATTGCACCATCAAGTCCGCTGTTATCGCCTATCCATTCCTGGTCGCATTTAGAATTGTCAGCGTAGCATTCCCAATCCATCATTGTAGATACTGCTTGGTCGGAATCCGATATGTTTTCAAACTTAAATTCAAATTCCCAGTATTTAAAGCCATCTTTTGGCTGTACAAACTGGTTGTCGCTAGTATATTCCCCAGAGGAAACAAATGTAATTTTCAAATCCTTTGTCTCTGCAACATCGCCGACATTGAATACGTTGTCTACGCTTTCGTCCTCTACCTCTGTTTCCTGACTTGAGGTGTTTTCCTGAGAGGTTTTTTTAACGCTCTCATCTTTGCTTGTGTCTGTGGAATTTCCTTTACCCCCAATTGCGCAAGCAAGAATCAAAAATACCAATATCCCCAAGATGATAAATTTGGCATTGCCACCCTGTTTCTTTTTGCAGTTAGGGCAGATTTTAGATTTTTTTGGTATCTCTGCCATACAGTACTTGCAATTTTTCATTTCCTTTTTGTTATCCATTTCGATAATTCCTTTCTTTTTTTCATAATTATACTGCTTATGTAGGAGAAAAGCTATACAAAATCAAATAAAAATGTTTTTAAAGTACTTGACTTTTGTGCACCCATATATTATGATTTATGTGTACTCAAAAGAAGGGAGTGATAATAATGCCACCGAGAACAGGCAGACCTACAGATAATCCTAAAAATGACATAATTAAAATCAGAGCCACAAAAGAAGATAGGGAAAAACTTCTTTATTGTTGTGAAAAAACTGGAATGACACAATATGAAGTGGTCATGAAAGGATTAGAAAAGGTTTATAACGAAATAAAAGCAACCGAGACCCTAGACAAGTAACAGTTGCTTTTATAGCACCAATCCGAGAGAGATTGATAAATCTATTCTATCAGTTTCTTTCGGAAATATCAAGAATTTTTGGAGGAAAACAATATGAGTAAAAGAGAAGAATATGCACAGGTAGAAAGAGAAAGGATATGTGAGCTTTTACAAGACATAGACAAATTAGAAGTCTTAAGCTGTATTTACACATTTACATCAAGTGTTGCACAGCACCAGAAAGGCGGTGCTAAATAATGGAAGAAAACAGAATGTCGCTACATAAAATGATTGACGGAATATCAAACAGTGGAACGCTTGAGTATCTCGTAACATTTGTAAGTTTGTTTTTACAGAAATGGGGGAATTAATATGGCAGAGCTTGTAAAAATTGAGGACACAGAGCTTGCAATCCGTGAGTATAACGGACAGAGAGTTGTTACTTTTAAGGATATTGACACTGTACATAAAAGACCGAACGGAACAGCAAAAAATGCTTTTCGCAGGAATAAAAAACATTTTATTGACGGAATAGATTATTTTGTTCTTTCGTCAAGAGAAAATTCAAAGGTACACGAAACGTACCTTAGCAATATTTCAATACCAACAAGAGGAATTACAGTTTTGACAGAAAGCGGTTATTTAATGATAGTTAAGGCATTTACAGATGATTTGTCATGGCAAGTGCAAAGACAATTAGTCAATGTTTATTTTTCTAAAAGACAAAACAATGTTAAAAAACAAATAACTTCAAAATCGCCTTATCGTACAAGTGACACTCCTATACCAAGGAATCCTAGCTTTTATGAAAGAAATAAATGGAGAATGCATAAACTGTGTAAAGCTAGAAATGTGTCAATTTCTTTCTTATATCACAACATTTTAATACGAGTAGGAGAGGAGTTTGATTTATCAGCGGCAGAGGAAATATACGAGGTAGAAAACGGATATAAGCCACAATATCCCATGGATATGATTGATTATTTTTCGGATCTATCATCACTTGCCGAGATTTATCTTGATAACTTAGAAAAATACATTTGAGTAAAAATTACGCAAAACGCCACTAGCCAATATAAGGTTAGTGGATATTTTTAATTTAAAAGGGGTATACAGATGTTTTTTACAATCAATGGTACAATTTGGCACATACAATATAAAAATTCAAATTCAAGTGAATTAAGGCGGTCAGACAACACAATTAGCTTAGGTGTAACTGACAGAAACACACATACAATATATCTGTCAAATGCCTTGCGTGGGTTTATGCAGCGCAAAGTGCTGATACACGAAGTATGTCACGCAATCTGTATGTCCTATGATGTGTATTTGCCTATCGAACAGGAAGAGATATTGTGTGACTTTGTAGCAACATATGGGGATGAAGTATTTGATATTGTTGACATGATACTTGGAGCAGCTAGGAGTGATAGATACTATGGATAAAATAGACAGATTATTAGAATACATACACCGGACTAATCCGGAAATGACACGGAAGAAATTGATTGAGAAACTAGGGGAGAGCGACTATAGTGCCAAGAGCATTTATTTTTTAGCAATTCAAAATTCAAAATCCTAAAAATTTTAGGATGAAAAAAGTGCCCCCTACCTTTGGATTTTTCGATTTCAAAAATCCGTTCGCAAAATTTTACAAAAACTTGTCGAGAACTTGCAAAGAACTCGCACCACAGTTTAATTGAGTGAAGTTTTCTGAAAATTTAAACATTTTCAATGAGTCGGTGCGCCCAACTTGTTAGATATTGCACCCGGCACAACTTGCCACGGCTTGACGGCTTGCAATGCTATAATTATATTTTAGACATTGTAAACGGCTTATTTTGTGGCTTATTATAGCGCACTCGATAAAATCCACACTAACACGTTTAAAAGTCCTTAAAACGTCAAATACACGGCTTTAAATGTGTATATCATAAAATCATAGAATATTTTTATTAATTTGTCAATGCACATATCCCCGGATGCATAGCCGGATAACTTGCGACAGCTCGACAGCACGCCAAAAAGGGATATAAAAATATCCCTAATGATAACAAGTGATATATTTTCCGGCCACGTAGTCACAAAATAAAGTGACCGGGTGAACGTGCGCGCGCTTTTCTACGACTCGCAACCATTCGCCGGACCTTTGAACTGTTATTTTTAACTCGTGCGATTCCATCCACTCTATGCAGTCATACTTGATATAATTAAAATCGCTTATTTTCGATACTTCATAGCCTAGCGCCTGAACTCGCTTATATATTTCTTTTTTCCCCAAGTATTCATAATTAGACATAATACACCCCCCTAACTATAGCAAGCCTTAATTATTGGGCTTATATAGTTTTCATGCTGTAGATAGTTAATAAAAGCCGTCCGGCGGTATTCCTTGCCACTAATAAGTGCAGTAACATCGTCACACGCGCCCGACTCTGCGACAGCTCTAAAAATATCTGTTATCGCTTTGCGTGTGGCGCGCTCGCTTGCCTGATATTCCGGCGCGCTCTTGTATTTGCCGTTGTAGCGCGCTTTTATTTCCATTTCTACAGCGTCAAGACTTTTTAACTCGTTGTCCATTCATTAACCCTCTTTTCTGTTTTAGCGCGTGGTTTATAGGTTGCTTTTTGACCTTTTCGCGGTTCATACGTGCGTTAATCTGTTTTTATTAGGTGTAAAATAACGCAAATCACCTATAAAGGGCGCACAATTATTTGTTCAGGTGTTGCACCTCTTGAGCCTGATATAAATATAAAGGCATTTATAAGACCTCTTGGCGCGATTATTTACCGGACGCGCGGACGGAGTGCAATATATACAGTTGTAAAGCCGTATAAAAGCACCTATAAATAAAATAATTAAATTGATAATATAAAGCCTGAAAAGCCTTATATATAAAGCTAATAGCCGGAATTGAACCGGCTAAAATACCCTTGTTAATTTGTATTGCTATTAGCTTGTAATATCCTTTACAGGAAAAACCGCCGCAGGGCGTTGAACCCTGCCGACCGTCTAAACGGATGACGGAAAGAATTAATATTTTTCTGGGCTTATTACTTTGTCAAAACCAAAATAAAAATATGCATTGCTTGCTCTGTTTGCCTTGTCCGCTGTAGCCTTGTCGATTTCGCAATATCCTATTACCTCGTGATTCCTCCATATAGCATACTTTTTCAATGGTTTCGTGTCGTCAACTATAAGAAAATGTCTATTTTCAAAAAATAATGTTGTGCCATATCCAGGCAAGAAAGCACTTTTGATTGTTTTGTCTATTATTTCCTTTTTGGTGTAATCAATGATATAATTTGTTTTGTAATCGTTCGGTATTCTTTCCCATTCTTCCCTTGTTAAAATGTGCAAAACGCTTTTACTTTCGTCTGATAACTGTATTTTTTTCATATAAATACCACCTTTCAATTTTATTATCCTCTTATGAGGTAAAAGCAAGCCGGGGAATCGAACCCCGGAAGCGCCGACCTTGCTAATTTTTAATTATTTGCTTTTTCAGCGTGTTTTGTAAGTTCTCTATAAAGCAGATTACACGCTGTTGCTTCTGCCTTATCCTCTGTATATCTGCCTTTTTCCTCTTCTGTCTCGTTTAAAATATCAGCAAGCCAATCAACAGCAGAGCCAAGGAAAATATCATCAGAAATAGGAAAAGCTGTAGGAAGTCCTGCCATCCAGTCGCAAAATAAAGAATATTTGCTAATTCTTCCGGCTCTATATTGACAATCGTTTTTAACCTTTTCATTTTCAAAAGCTGTCAAAATGTCCTTGCAAATATCGTTATAATCTGTTTTTGCTTCCTTGCCGTCATATGTGTAATACTCTTCAGCTGCTTCGTAGCTCTCAATAATTGCTTTCTTAATTGCTTCCATTGTTTCTTTACTGTTTGTTCTTCTCATTTCTTTTTACCTGTGCTATAATATAGCTACCTTTCTTTTTTTTGATTGGTGGCGGTTGCTTGTCTTGGTAGGATGTCAACCGCCTTATTTATTTTGTAGCTTAATAATAACATCTTATATGGTGTGTGTCAACACCTTTTAAGATGTTTTTTTGATTTTGTTTTTAAGTGTTGCAAAAAAGCAATATTTTATATATAATAGAAAAAACAAAACAGAAAGGAGCTTGCGAAATGCTTACATATAAAATAGATGTATTAAAAGAGCTGGCACAGCGTGGCTACACCGCAAATAGAATGAGAAAAGAGAAGATATTGAGTGAAAGCACGATGCAGAATTTGAGGAATAAAAGCGATATTAATACAAAGACATTAAATACATTATGTATTATTTTAAGATGTCAGCCAAGCGATATAATAGAGATAGTACCAACAGACGACGAAAAGATAAAATATTTTTAAATAACACTAAAATTAGTGTTGACATATAGAGTGCAAAATGCTATAGTTATGTCGTAGCAAATAAATAGTTTATTTTATTGGAGGTATAAAGAGTATGAAATACAGAATAGTTGACGCAGACAACAGAGCCGAATATAGCAAGCCAAAGACCTTTGAAGAGGTCAAAGCGTGGTTTGAACCGAATACAGAGCTTGAAGAGGAGCACAGCAAATGGGCTGAAATCGAAGATATTGACGATATGAGAGAGTATCTTATTTGGGAAGCTCAAGGAATAAGACCTAATTGGAGAATAGAGGATTGTAAAGAGGATTAAGACGGAAGTTTGAAAGGAGATATACAATGAGCGAAAAAATTAATGATAACATCATGAGTGCAATTGTTGTGCTCATGGACGACGAGACAAGAGAGCGTGTGCACTTTGAACTTGCACCCTGCTCAAACGAGAGTTTTTTAAAAAGGTACTGCGAATTAGTGCCAGAGTTTGAAAAGACACTTAAAAATGAATTTAGCATTGAATTGGATGCATGAAAAATTAAATATTGTTTTCAAGAGTCGTTTAAAAACGGCTCTTTTTTATTGCAATTTTTGGGAAATACGAACCATGCAACAACTATGCCGGGCATTTCTTTTTTTGAGTCATTAAAGGCTTATTTTTTGCAACTTTAAAACTTATAGAGTGGAAAAATAAACAAGAAAATTGATAGTTGTATCCAAAATGTATCCATCATGTATACAACTCGTATCCAAAGTGTATCCGTAGTATAGATTAGGTAAGGTAAGCATAGTATATATATTAATAAAGCCTTACGGCTTTATAGAAGAGTATATTATTATTAAACCCCTTTATTTTTATTTATTTATATTAAACAAGATAATAATATATATAATATATAAATATATATATAATACTTGATTAAATATATTAAGCTAAATATATACAGTCAGTAATATTTTAAAATCTATTTGACAAATATATGTTAAGGGTGTATATTTACATCAACAATTTAAGCGCAGAACGTGTTATTACCAAGCACGAGTGCATATGCGGATGCCGGTTAGCCTGTACAGCTTAGAGTTTTTAAATTCTAGGTTGTGCAGGCTTTTTATTTTATGATTTTGAGGTGCTGAGATGGAAAAAATTAAAGGAAATATAACTAAACATTTAATTGCCGATTTTGGCACCTTCCAGCTTTATCGAGAGGACTTTGAAAGAGCTATAGATCAGGCTTGTCAGGAATTACAAATTGACGATTTGAAAAGCGAGGGTCAAAGACCTTGGAAAGCTGTTTGTAAGAGAGTCGGAGAGATTATATTCAATGACAATAGTATTTTAAAGGATAAACAGTTATATGATAATACATGTATGTTAACTAACTACAATAGATATAATTATAATGTATTAAATAATATATGTGATGAATATATATATATTAGTGATGTATATAATAAACTATGTAGTACTGTAGCTTTTAGTAATTGGTGTAATATTGATTGTGGTGTTATAGATAATTGGAGATTGAATAAAGAGTCAAGCCCTAAAAGTTATGAGATTTGGGAAAAATTGCAAGGAATCCGTAAAGATTGTATCAAAGATAGGGCATATGATAATAAATCCCCTGTCGGTGCTATGTTCGTGGGAAATAATGAATTTGGCATGAATCAGCCGGGCATTGGCTACGAGGCTACACAAGCGAGAGCGTTAACGGCCAATGAATTACCACAGTTAGGCGGTGCAAATAGTCAGAATATTAAAGAGTTATCGAGTGATAACATGGTTGATAATGCCAAGTAATTGTATATACAACAGATACAATTCTAAACCCTTGATTTACAAGGCTTTGAGGGCTATTGAATTATTACAACTATTCACAAAACAGTTGTTTAGCGAAGAGTTGAAAGCATAGAAGTGAATTGTATATGCAATAGATACAATTTAAAATGCTTGATGTTTGAGGCTTGAACAACGCACGTATTGGAGGCCCTGGGGGTGTATACGAAAAGCGACAAACCGCCCCACTTAGTCCCCAAAATATCCGCCAAAACAAAAAGGCCCTTACTCATACCTCAATCACACCAAGCAGTATTTATTATCATAACATAAGTTATATATTAATTAAACAACATACACAATAATAATATATATACATACAATTACGATAAAATATCAGTTATATATAATATATAACAGCAAAGGAGCTAACAGTGATGAAATTAACAGGATTTGAGTCTAGCAAAATTAATTCCGATATGGTAAACCATCCTAGCCACTACAACTTGCCTAATCGTAAAGAATGCATTGATGAAATGATTGACATTTACGGACTTAAGGACGTGGCTAAATGGTGTGAGATTACTGCATACAAGTATAAATATCGTGCCGGGCATAAAGATAGCTTCGCGCAAGATATACAAAAAGCTTCATGGTACATGGTTAAAGCTCGTGAGCTGAAATCTAAGCGCAGATGGAAGATTTTCAGTAAGATTGCTGACAGATACTTGCCAATATTCATTAAAGGCATTTTTGCATGGCTGATGTTATTCTGTATGCTTCATGCGATACTCTTTTCCGACTCATGTTCAATGATTATTTCGATAGTGTTTTTGGTTCTTGCGTGTATAACCGAGTCGGCATTGGAAGAAAATAAAGATAATTAGATTTTGAGGTGTAAATCATGTTTGTATTAAAAATTGCAACAACAGTATGGCTGACGTTAATCGCTTTTGGAATGGTAAACACGACATTAAACAAAAAAGTGACAGTTAGTACAAGACTTCTTGGCGTTGCTGTAATGTTCGGTCAGATACTTGCCATAGCTTTCATGTGGCAGTAAATATAGGGCATTCGCCAAGCGGTAAGGCACAGCACTTTGACTGCTGTATTCGTTGGTTCAAATCCAACATGCCCTGTTCGGGGTTTACTTGGTTCCCCGACATTGGACTTAGTAGTTCCTTTCGCCCTCATAGTGGAAAGCTGTTAAGAGCCGCCACAAGGCTCGTGAGGGTTTAATCGTGTATAATCCCACAATGCACGAGCGTGAAAACCAACCTGTCGTAAAGACATCTGTAATAGGCAGAGCAGACATATATACCCTCTTTAATTGTTAAACTAGGGCAACTCAAATCATATGAGTCTTAGGTGAGGTGCAATCCCTCACATGCCCTTTGCTGTAGGCTTCGTTAGTTCTTTTCCTACAGCACATACAAATTATATCTCCGGAGGGTGTTGCCACTCCTTAGACTTCACCCTCATTACTGGCTTGTAGCTCAGCGGTAGAGCAGTCGGCTGTTAACCGACTTGTCGTGGGTTCGATTCCCACCTTGTCAGCTATAGGTTAAAACCTAGAACAAATAATTACGCAAAGCGAGGGAGTTTTGATGATTGTTGTATGGGATGCCCTTATGGGGATTAAAAGAATAATTGTTTTTCAACTTGCTGAGTGTATTATTGTATTCGCGAAATCCAGTGAAGCGGTGAAAAGAAAGTATTGCGGAAGTATGCTAAGGTTTCCATACTGTGCAATATCAGCTAGGCATGAAGTCTCGGTTAAGCCATATCTATGAGAATAATATTTGATGATCCAGAAACCACAAAACTTAAAGAATCATAGGTATGGCGAATAAAATTGCAGATATGGTGTAATGGTATCACAGGAGACTGCTAATCTCTCTAACGAGTAAAATCGTTATCAAGGTTCGAGTCCTTGTATCTGCGCTAGTCGGTGTATACTGACTGTTGATGTGTGGCGGAATGGGTAAACGCTTAAACATAAGGCAATCCACACTTTGGTTAGGAACAAGTTGCTGAATTAAAAAGACGGCAAAGGAACCTGTATGAGGTGTTACCTGTTGTAAAGTGGTTGCTATGTGTGGTTCAAATCCACACCACATCAAGCGGTCGGGTCATTCCCGAATAAGCAGGCGTTGCAGTAGCCCCTGCTGAAATAATTAAAATGCTTGTGTCGGTTGATTTGCAAATAGGATGGCAGATAATGTAATGAAGTGCCATAAATACTTTCCAACACGAGAAACTGCACAACGGATAGTAGTTCAGTTGGTAGAACACCCACTGCGATAATGGCAGCGGATGGAGTCACAGGTTCAATTCCTGTCTATCCGATTATCAAAAAATAAGGAGATGTGTCTATGGCAAAGGGAGTTAAGACACGAAATGCCAAATTATTCCAAGAGGCATTGACGGAATACGCATACGGCAGATGTTCACAATCGAAAGCTGCAAAAATGGCTGGCATGAGCAGACCGACATTTAGGAAGTACGCAAATATGCATTTTTTAGGTATTCCATTTCCTGATACACTGTTTAAGGCAAAGGAAGAATAACCAATGAATACAAATTGTGTGAACTGTGGCGCACCGATTAACAGAAAGCTTAATAAATGCCCTTATTGTGGTACGCCTTATGACTACAGTGACTTTAATGCAAGTTTTGAAAACAAAAATCCACTTGGAACTATCTCTATTGCCGGAAAAGAATATCAAGTGTATTTAGGCAAATATGATGTAGACACAATCAATATGGGGTGTGGCAGAGACATAGACGGAATGCTTCATGGAGACAAAATTGTTAAAAAACGAAAATTTACTTTGATTGAGGTGTAATATGTGCGAATTTTGCAAAAACGGAAAACGAGACATAATACTAAATGATGATGGCAGCATTATATGCCTTACAGCAAATACAGTCATTGCTATTGATAGAGACACAGGCAAAAAACATAAAAATCAAATAGCAATCAATTTTTGCCCTATCTGCGGTAGAAAGTTGGTGTAGTAATGGCGGAACCTTTAAGCAAATTAGCAGAAAAATGTAAAAGTTGCCCTAAATCTGAAAAATGCGACCATAAAAGAATGGAGCTATGCGCTTTAGTGGATTTGCCACAACAAAACCTTGCAAGTGCTACACAAGGTATTTTAATAGACAATATGTCCCCTGCATTGAGAGAAGAAATAAAAAGCCCTTTAAGTCCATTTAGGTACAAAGACGAATTAGAAAAAGCACTAAATGATTTCCATTTTGGAAATATGTTTATGTATGGCGCTTAGAAAGTTAGCGAAAGAATGAAAGAAACTATTTTATATATTTCAAAATCAGAGCAGGATATACGAAGTTTTCTGAAATATCTTCAATCAAAGCTAGAAGCAGAACAAAAGGAATGTACCCTAGATGAAGAACACAATATTTTAAAAGTACCAAAATATTACGATATTGTCGGGAAGAGTATTCATGGAAATATGCTTGGTACAGGTTATGGATATTGCAAATATTATTGTTTTTCGAGAATGTGTGATAGAAATAAATACAGCAACAGAGAAAATGAAAAGCTTAAAGAAATTCTTATGCACACAAGAGAGGACACAGAGGAAATATCAGTATTTGATATTTTATGTATGCTAGGGTTGGCTTAAAAGGCGGTGGAATGATGGTTACACAGAAAGATATTCACAATAGTATAGTTGTAAACGCAAGCGATTGGCAGAAAAGCTACTTATCGTTGCAATGTGGTGGAAGAGTTGAGAAGATAAAGGAAGTCGAACAGACAATGGCTAATACGATTAACGGCATTAGCAAGGCACTTAAAAATAGCGGAACGGATTATTTGAATAAACTTGATTTGTAAGCGAGGAATTTTATGAAACATCAAAAAGAATGGTGCACTTGCGATAGGTGTGGGACGGAAATAGAAAAGCCTAAAATATGGTATGACCGAATATTCCCTTGTCTAAGAACCGTGAATTTAAAAAGGGCTATGTCTTTCAAAGAAATATTTACGGAAATTAAACAAGGGAAAATAGAACCGGTTATAAGTAGAGACGGCATAGAAAATATTGTATTAGAAGAATACTATTGTACAAAGACAAAGCAAATTGACTTATGCCCTAAGTGCAAGGAAGATTTTGAGAGGTTTATGGAAAATGACAGTTAACATGGGTGGCAACATTTATGAAATGAACATAGCTCAATTTGCAATTCTGTTAGCGACAGCGAGCAAGTATATGCCGTTTGGCATATACGCAGTAAAAAAAGATGGTATCGCAATCATGCTGAATAACAAGTATGAGAGCAAAAACGAGCTTGATAAGGATATAGCAAAATTTAAGGATAAAGGATTTAAGGTGTATTACAATGCAAAAACTGGAAAAGGCAATTAAAATAATTACAATTTCAATAGCTTTTGCTTCAACTTGGCTGATAACTGTGTTTGCGTTGAACATAATTTTTGTAGATATTGCTGCAAGAACACTTAGCATATTGTCTGGAATGGGTTTTGTTTTTATCTTAATGGATATAATTAAGCAAATACAGGAGGGTGAAAATGAAGAAAACAAGGAATAGGATAATCATTAAAACTCGCAAAGGCGGATATACAAAGGTCTATGCTAATGGGAAATGGCAAAAAGGTGTGGTAAATATTGATTTTCATGCTGATTGTGCCCTTTTAAGAGTACCCTTTATTAAAATCAAGTGCGAATTTGATAAAATCAAAACAGATAAACACGGCGCTGCTATTTATGACGAAGAAAAAGAAGAATTTGTAAAAGAACACATAGAAACAAGAATTTGAGGTGACGCAATGAGCATGGCAGAAGTAATTAAATCAATAGAGCGTGAAGCACTTAGAGAAGCACAATCGCGCGAAATAGGCGGTAGAAATGGTGAGCCTATAGATTGTTTCACTTTAGAAGATGAACCTGTTATTGAGGCAGATAATGAAGCAGACAGGCAAGCGTTGAGAGATTACTTTAAGGGGTGAGATTATGAAAATAGCAGAAATGAATAACTGCATTGAAGAAATGCGTAAATGCTACAACTTTGATGATGATAAGACGGAAATAACGCTTGGAGATTCAATGAGTAGTTCTACAAGGTGTGTAAATGTATACACAAATGACGAAAACGGAACACGAATTGAAATGACAAGATATGCAGGCAAACTGAACGAGGAGTGAGACCATGGAGCACCAAGTAATTGAGAAAACCGAAAAAGAAATGATAAGACTTCAAGAGGAATTAGACGGAGCCAAGTTAGGAAGAGAAACATTACCAAACGAGTTTCTTATTTGCGATGATACAATGAAAACAGATATTTTGGGAGCAGAATATAGAATTGAAATCCACAAAGTATCAGAGGACAGTTACATGGAGAAAAAAGGTCTTGCAGGCTATTGTGAAGAAGAAAACAAGTTGATTGTAGTTGCCGATATGTCTGAAGAAAAATATTTTGTAGGCATGGACGAAAAAGCTCAGGAAACATATCGCAAAAAGACCTTAAGACATGAAATTATACACGCTTTTCTGAATGAGAGCGGGCTGTCTGATAGTTCAAATCGGTTTGATGGTGCATGGGCAAAGAATGAGGAAATGGTTGACTGGCTTGCAATTCAAGCCCCGAAAATCTTTTCTACGTTCAAGAAAATGAATATTTTGTAAACATGTATTACCGACTACGAACTAATTGTAGTCGCAGACCTTAGAAAGATAAAGGTTGATAAAACATAGAAAAGGAGACGGAGAACATGAAGAAGTTATTTGTAAGTGTGCCGATGAAAGGCAGAACAGAGGAAGAAATCAAAGCAAGCATTCAGAAGATGAAAAAGATTGCTGAAATATACGAGGGTGAGGAATTAGAGCTTATCGACAGTTACATTGAGGATAATCCACCTAAAGACAGCAAAGAAGCGGTATGGTATTTAGGCGAAAGCCTTAAGAAGCTGGCACAGGCTGATGTATTCATCGGAATTGATGAAGCATATGATTGGGATGGCTGTTATATTGAAAGAGATACAGCGCAAAGATATGGCATTAAAACATACATAGCTTCGGTAAGACATGTAATTGACGATTATAATGCACTTGTACATAAATTACATCCGACTTGCAATGAAGCAATGCCAGCATTCTAATAAAATTTTACCGGCTAACAAATAGAGTTAGTCGCTACCCTAAAACAGTTATAGGCAGAGGTCTATAAGCACCTTTGCTGAAAAAGTGGAGGTGCTTTTCTTTATGGCTAGTCAGAGCCTTATTTCCACAGTTGATAGTTACGAAAATTACATAGAAAGAAATGGAATAGATGAACAGGTAATTAATGCCTATGTAGACGCTTGCAGTGTGGCCATAAATGGCGAGAAAGATATTGAGTATGGACTACAACTCACTAAGAGGGCAAAAGAGCTTATAGAGGGTTTCTGCACGGCTAAAACAGGTGGTACAATTTGGGACTTAGAAAAATACGCATTTGACCACAAAACCACATATGAGCTGATAAACAAAAAATATGAGGTTTTGCTACTTGAAGCCCAAAACAAAATAGTTGACAGCTATTTTCAGTACATAGAGAAAAAGCGTGAGCCTAAAGACCGATTTTATATGCCACGTAGGAAACAACTAATCAAAATCGGACTTGTGGACGCATTGCAAGGCATGATTGATGATAAATACGACATACTGTGTGTGAGCCTAGTGCCTGGAGCTGGAAAGAGTACGATTGAGAAATTTTTTCACTCGGCAGTTGCCGGTTGGTTTCCAAAAGACTACAGCCTATTTTATTCACACAGTGGCGACATTACACGAATGTACTATGATGGAGTATATGACATTGTTACAAATGATGATGATTATGCATGGCATGACATTTTTCCTAATCTATCAGTTACAAGCACGAATGCCAAAATGGAGCAATTCAATATTGGCAAATACAAGCCTTTTCCGTCAGTACAATGTACTTCTGTTGGAAGTAAGAATGCCGGAAAAGTCCGTGCAAGTAAATTTTTGCTAGTTGATGATATGATAGGCGGAATTGAGGAAGCCTTAAATCCTACAATACTTGATAAATTATGGGATAAATACGCAGTAGACGCAAGACAACGTAAGACGCAAGACACGGACGGAAAACCGTGTAAAGAGATACATATTGCCACTCGTTGGAGCGTACATGATGTTATCGGGCGTATTCAAAATATGTATATTGGAAATCCGAGAGTCAAAACAATATCGGTTCCAGATGTAGACCCGGTGACAGGAGAAAGCAATTTTGATTATGAGTATGGCGGTTTTACGAAAGAGTTTTTTGCCGACCAACAATTACTCATGGATGAAATCTCTTACCGATGTTTGTACAAACAGGAACCTATCGAGCGTGAGGGTCTATTGTTTCCCGATGATAAAATCCGCAGATACTTCAATCTTCCACATGGCGAGCCGGAAATTATCACAGCTCAATGCGATACAAAAGGAAAAGGCACAGACTATTTTGTTATGCCGATACTGCAAAAATATGGTGAGGACTATTACTGTATTGATTGTGTGTGCGACAATACGGCAGACTACGAAATGCAGTATGAAAATGCGTCAAACACATTAGTCAATAATCAGGTGCAAGAGTGCGAGTTTGAGCGTAATGCCGGTGGTGACAGAGTGGCTATGGAAGTTAATAAGCGGGTTGAAAATAAAGGGTGGATATGCAACATCACTGATGTACCTACAGAAACAAATAAGGAAGCACGTATTTTTCAGTGTTCTAACTGGATTTTACAACATATTATTTTCAAAGACCAATCACTTTATAAGCCCAATGAGCCTTATGGAGTAATGGTATCACTGCTGAAACGATATTCGGTAACAGGCAAAAAACAGCTTGATGATGTTCCTGATGTTTTTTCAAACTTTGCCTTAAGAATGACGCAAGGCAGTAGAATAGCAAAGGTTGAAGCAGTGCACAATCCGTTCAGAGGAGGGCTTTATTAATGAATACAAAAACTTACTTAAATCAAATTAGCAGATTAGATAAAATGATACAAAATAAGCTGTCTGAAATATACCGGCTTAAGACAATAGCATGTAGTGTTACTGTTTCAACGGACAAAGAAGCGGTTGATGTTTCATCTGACAAAGATAAATTAGGCAGTACAGTAACTAAAATTGTGGACTTGGAAAAAGATACAGACAGACTTGTTGATGAATTTATGAGAAAAAGAAATCATATTATCAGCCAAATTGATAGCATGGAGAATACCGACTATTATCACGTACTCTCAATGAGATATGTTAATCAAAACACTTTTGAAGAAATCGCACAGGCTACAAATTGGAGCATAAGAAAAATATTTACAATCCACGGCAGAGCCTTGCAAGAGTTTGAAAGGCTTTACGGAAAAGAATACCTTGAAAATGTGCAGTAGTGTGCATAATTTTGCATATCATTGCATATATACACTTAAAAAATTGACAGTTATAATATAACTATGAAAAAATCGTAATTCGTTCATTGCAAAAAATCTCTTTTAGAAATGGCACTCACAGATTGTGAGTGCCATTTTTAGTGAATCGAGGGTGACATGAATAATCAAAATATTAATATTGTACCAACAGGAAAACGAAGTGTAATGTGCCCTCGTTGCGGAAAGTTATTAACGTGGGTAGATGAAAGCGATAAGAAACACCACAAGGTAATGTGTACGCACTGCCGTAAATGGATATGGTTTTGGGCTGGCACAGGAGAATTTCAGATAAAAGAGGTTCCACAGAGAACTTCTGCAAGTGGCATGAGGTTTTATTGATGTATAGATATGCTCATAAAAATGTGAGACCTTTTTCTGCTGTATGCCATAATAATTTTGGTAGACAGGTAATTTACACGAGAAAAAGAGTTATCACAGCTAACAATATCGTTGATGAATTGAATAAAGCTCTTGTAATCCATGAGTTAAACGCAATTGAGATTGAATATCTTGATAGGTACTATCGTGGAGACCAACCGATTTTATATCGTCAAAAGGTAAATAGGCCAGAGATAAATAATAAGATACCTGTTAACCTTGCGTATGAACTTGTTGAGAGAAAAACAGCGGATATATGCGCTGAGCCTATACAATATGTGTTACGTGGCACAGATGATAAGAAATCAGAGGAAATTACAAATCTTAATGTGACAATGGATTCTGAAAGCAAGCAAGAGGTTGATATAGATATTTGCCGTTGGAGAAGTATATGCGGTACTGCTTATCGCTTTATCGGAAATGATGAGAGCAAGGGAGAACTACTTGACGAGAGCGATTTTTACTTATCATCAGAAAATCCTATGTACACCTTTGTTGTGTACTATTCAAACAACAGACCGGCTTTTTCCTGCCAGATAGGAGAAGATGAAAACGGAGCTGATGTTTATTTTTGCTTTACCAATAACGAGTGGTTTGACATTAGAAACGGAAAGATAGTCGATAGGGGAGTAAATGGCAACAGAGCAATCCCAGTTATTGAATATCCAAACAATGCTAGGCGGTTGTCAGATATAGAAATCACTATACCTATTACGGACGCAATAAACACTTTGCAGTCCGACAGGGTAAATGGCATAGAACAGTTCGTATCGGCATGGGTTAAGTTTGTCAACTGTGAGATTGACTTAGAGCAATTCAGAAAAATGCGCCAAGAGGGAGCATTAGTTGTTAAGTCCAACAACGGCACTGACAATAAAGCTGATGTTGATATTATGTCAAGCGAGCTTAATCAGACCGAGGGGCAAGTGGTTTTCAATGATTTGTTTGAAAAATTCTTAAGTATACAAGGGCTTGCAAATCGACAAGGCAATACTGGCGGAGATACTCAAGGGGCTGTAGAACTTAGAAATGGACATTATGACGCAGAACTTAGAACAGCCATTAATGAGCCTATCCTTAAGAAGTCAGAGAGGATGTCACTTAAGATTATTCTTAATAGGCTTAGGATAAATAAAGGCTACACTCTTATGCCTAGCGATATTGAAATACATATCAATCACAACAAGCTTGACAATATGCTTGTTAAGGCAGAAGTGCTTGAAATATTGCTTAGGTGCGGTGTTCACTACAAGAGAGCAATTAAGACCATTGATATGTTCAGCGACCCAGAACAGGTTGCACTTGAGAGTAAGGCTAGAATGGAGAGTCTATATCCAGATAAAGTCGAAGATAGCAATGGCGATAATAATAACATCACGACAGCCGGTGAATAACTGGCTGTCTTTTTGATTTGAGGTAATAAAAGATGGCAGATGAAATCCACGCGCTGAATAAAGACGAAATCAAAGATATTGACTACGAAACATATTTTGGCGAAATGGATTTATCTGACGAGGAAAAGCAGGACAGAATAGAACTTGCCAAGAAGTTTGAAAACATTTTCCTCATGCTTTTTGCCACAATATCAGCAAGCAAACAGACAGAAGTAGAAACTTGGACTAGGGAAATCAAAATCAGATATGAAAGTCTTGCTACGCAGTTTATGAAAGCCAAGCAGGCACCTAGTTACATAGTAACCTACTCTGAATATATATCGAAAGAAATTGTTAATGCCACAGTTAAAAATTCTGATGAAGAATATTTCACGTCAGAGCTTCGGGCAAAAAATATATCCGCAAATGAAGCAAATGTGATTGGGAATTATCGAGAACAGATAAAAATGCTCAAGCTGGGATATAAAACAAAAATGTGGGTAACAATGAAAGACAGCCACGTAAGAAAAACGCACATGGCCGTTGACAACAAGAAAATAAGCATTTTCGACACATTCAAAGTCGGAAATTCAGAAATGATGTTTCCAAAAGACCACTCTTTAGGAGCAGCGACAAAAGAAATAGCAGGGTGCAGATGCACTCTTAGATACTTTAAATAATCAGCGATTGTCAATTATGGCAGTCGCTTTTTATTATACAAAATTTGCAGTTGTGCGTTAAACAACAGAAAAACTCGGCTGGTGCAACCAGCGATAACAAAAGCGTGAGTTACGGAGGTAATGAAATGACAAGAAATGATGTTTTGAAGCTTTTCCCGGATGCAACGGATGAGCAGATAACAAATCTGCTTAACAAGAGCGGCGAGGAAATGGCAAGAGAGAAAGAGAAAACCAATCAGTACAAGGCTAAAGCCGACAAAGCTGACGAGCTACAGACACAGCTTGACGAACTACAGGCTGGCAACATGACGGAGCTTGAAAAGGCAAATAAAGCCTTAGAGACAGCCAATCAGCAGATAGCCAAGCTACAGAAAGATAATGCTGTCAGAGATTTGCGCGAGAAAGCTATGACTGATTTCAAAATCACAGCAGAACAGGCAAAAACAGTAGTAAAAGAGGACGGCTCTTTTGACACAACATCACTTGGCAAAATTATTTCCGACATGAAAGCCAATGCGATAGCGGAGTATGAGAAAAACGCACTCAACAATACTCCGAATCCAAGCAATGGCGGTAACAATAATGAACCTGACTCAAAGCCAGCAGATGTAGCCAATGCAGAACAAATCTCATTCGGTACAGTTGCAAGTGCTGAAAGTCAAAACAGCTATGTAATTTAAAACAGGAGGTAGAACGATGGGAAAGCCAATCGTAAGAGACTTTACACAGGGTAAAGGAATTTTAAAATTTTTCCCTTATGAGGGTGCAGCGTGCCTTGTGCCACAGACTATGGTAACAAGCGCAGACACAAACGGAATGAAGATTGTACCGGCCGGTACACCATTCCCAAGCAATGACGCAAAGTGCAAGGGTTATCTGTTACACGATGTAGATGTAACAATGGGTGACGCACCTGGAACATATGTATATCAGGGAACTATTGATTGGGAGAAAGTTAAGTCACTTTCAATCGCAGATGAAGCTAGAACTGCAACACCTAGAGTTACTTTTTATGGTGCGCCAAAGATTGTAGCAAGTCAGGTTTAAAAGGAGGTAGAAGAACATGGCATTACCATTAGCAGAAGCATTTACAGCGAGAAGCCTCGGTGTAATGTGGAACAATTATCAGAAGACATTAGGAACTGCCCCTTATCTTGGCAGACAGAAATTCGGAACACGTAAACAGGACTCACTCGACCTTAGATTTATCAAGGGCAAGAACGGACTGCCGGTATCGCTCAAAGCTTCAAACTTTGATGCACAGGCAGAGTTAAGAGATGTTGGAGGTTTTTCTGATATTCAGAACTCAATGCCATTTTATCGTGAGGGATACATGGTAACAGAGAAAGAGGAACAGGAGTACGACAATTACAGAACTTCTGAAAACTCTAACCTTGCCAATAACGTATTACGTGAAATTTCTAAAAAACCAATGATGTTAATTGAGGGTGCATTAGTTGTACCGGAGAGACAGATTTGGCAGTTACTTGCGCCTACAGATGGTGTACCAAAGGTGAAGGTTGTGCTTGGCGATAAGAACTATGTCGTTGATTACACAGCCGACAACGGTGCAGAGCATAAGGAAAAGCACTTTAAGTCAATTACCGGCACAAGCGCATGGGACAAGCCTACTACATGCGCACCACTTGATGACCTTATTACAGCTCGTAGAGACTTTGCAAAGGCTACAGGCTATTCACTTACACGCTTCACCATGAATACAGAGACTTGGGAAATGGTGCTTAAGGCAGAGGACACAAAGAAACAGGTACTCGGTATCACAGCTTACAATGGCGGTATCAGATTACAGCAAGGACAGGTTACTGAATACCTTAGAGGATATGGTATCGAGATTGAAGTATACGATAAGCTCTATGTTGACGAGTCAGGACAGACACAGTACTTTGTACCAACAGGCATTGTATCTGCACAGTCTGCCGGAGTATTCCTTGGCGATTACACATTCGGTAAGACTCCAGAGGAAAGAAGCGGAAGTATCACAGACGGAAACCTCTCACTTGTTGAGACCGGTGTATCTGTATACACATACGCTACAAATCATCCTATCAATACTCACTGTATCGTATCTATGATTGGATTACCTACATTCGAGGGTATGGATAGCGTTATGGTTCTCAAAGTTAAGGAGGATTAAGGCTTATGATAGCAACGCACTCTATAAAGCATGATGGAGTGTGGTATAAAGTCGGAGACGAGGTGCCGGAAAGCAATAGCAATTCGGTGCCTTCTGATTTTATGAACCCACCTGAAACACCATACACAAAGACGGAAATTAACAGAATGTCAACAGCCGACTTAAAGAAGCTTGCGAGCGAAAATGGTATTGAAAATGCCACAGAAATAAATGGCAGCGACTTGAAGAAAATGTTAATTGAAAAGTTTGGATTATAAGGAGCTTGGCATGGAATACACCACATTAGAGCGAGTCAAAATCAGACTTAAACAATATCATATCGAAACTGTCACAAACGACGATTATACAACATCTGATGTGGTTGTATTCGATAAAAAGGAAGATAACCCACTCATTGAACAACTCATTAAGCAAGCCACGGAAGATGTAAAGGCGAAAAGGTGTTACCCGGACACTTTCACTGATGATGATATAACTGCTGATTTAAAGCAGTTTGAAAATGTTGTTATCAATCTTGCTGTCTACGACCATTCACAAGCCGGTGAGAACTATATGAGTGCATTAAGTGAGGGCGGAGTGAGCCGTACATGGAAAGACAGAGATAAGTTGTTTGTCGGGGTTTTCCCTTTTGTTAAAGTGCTATAGCAAAAGAAGATTGTGCGTTACCAATATGGTAGCAGGCGGTACACATTAAGTGGTGGTGGGCAGTGTACCAATTACTA